TACGCTTAAGGATTATGAACTCCACATGAATCTTGCTAAGGGGAATGTTTTCCTTCTTGCTATAGACCGCCTTGTAGAGGATAAGCTGGCTTGTCTTGGTGAAGTCCTCTTTCGCATTGGCATCCCACTCACGAGTGGCAGTCTTGATGTCAATAATGTGGATGTCACCCGAGAGTTTCTCTTTGATTACAAGGTCGAGGCGGGCGTCCAAGTTGACGTTGTTGACGATGGGCGAGATGAATTTGACTTCGATGCCGATTAGCTCGTATTTGTCTCGGGAGAAGCGAAGTTTGATATTGGCGGGGTCAATGAACTCGGCGATGATGCCTTTACCATCTTCGACAAACTCGTTGAACTCTGCTTCGGTATGCTTGATGCCTTTCATCGTTACCAGTTGCTTGAACTTGGCGGTGAATGGAGTTATCAAATCCATTTTGTAAGCAGCTTCTTCCGAGGTATTGTAATAGGAGACGAGGAAGGATTGAAGTGCTTCGTGGATGGCGGTTCCGAAGGACATATGGATACTATCCTCGAATACTTTTTCTTTCAGGATGTAATCCCTATAAAATTGGTGAGGGCATAACCACCATTTGGAGAACTGGGTGTAGGATACAGTTTTCTTTCTCATTGTTGCGTGATATTATCAGAATTTCCTCTGTCGGTCAACTTTTTATAGTCCATCCTTTGAGATGCGACTTTCTTCTACCAAGCATTTCTCTTGCTGCGCCGTCATTTAGATTGTGTGCTTTGATTAACTCTCGGAGAGTTCCTTGAAAGCGTTCGCCCGTCTTAAAGTTTGAGAAATGATGGATTGTATCCATACGATTATTGGCTTTGGTATTTTGTTTGAAGGCAATCGCATATAGTGTATCAACGTTTGGAGAATGTTGGAGTTTCCCTTTCCCGATAAATATCCACCCCCACGCCATTTTCCGTTTTCCGCTCACCAAACGATGGATTGTAGTTCGTTGCGGTTTGGTTATGTTATTAGATGCGATAAACTCTGGAAGAGTGCCCACAAATGTTCCTTGGGCGGGATGATAGAAGGAATAGATTTCTCTGGAATTGTTTATTCGGTCGTGATACACGTAAGCAATATCCTCGGGTAGCTCGCACGGATATTTTCCAATGTATATCCACCCGTGGGATTTGTCCAATTCTCCTGTCTGTAGCCGATAAGCTATACCCTTACGCAGACCAAATCGCCCACCAAACTCAAACATCCCACCCGTGAAATATCCGTAGGTTGGATTGTAAAACACGTATTGACCAGAATAATAAGGATGATTTTCTCCACGACATGCATCTCCTATTTTCTGTTTGGCAATATCGGTATGCCTGTAACCACGGCACGAGCCAGCAATTTGGAGAATGTTGTATTCGGGGTGAAGTGTGTCAAAGTAATATTGCTCTCGTATGATACATTGAGCGGGGAGGCACTCTTCTACGACCTCAAATCTAAAATTCTGTTCCCCATATTTGTTCCACGAATATTGAAGATGTTGATTAAAATGTTTATTCACTCGTAGTTTTGTACGATGTGACCACCATCGTTTCTTAAACCCCAATGTTGCGGTAGAGCCAATGTAGCATTTGTTATTTGCTGAGTTGATTATTTTGTAAACACCTGTGTTCATGCTTATAAATAGCACTCACGATTTCCAAAATACCATAAATATGGACATATCCACCATTCATTATATTCTATCATAATGAATAATCAATGTCTATTTATTTTCAGATACCACAGTAATATCGAATATTCCCTTGACATCCTGTTTGTGGGGTGTATAATACGACTCAATTATGAACAAAAGTAAAATAAACAAAATCGCCGCTAAAACGCTCAAAGATGGTATTGAACGGCGGAAGAAATTGAGAAATTGTCCTAAATTCGGAGACCATCTCACAAGTTATGAACCAGTTGGTGACACTCCGATAATCACCATAGACCTGTTATCTGCTGCGGAGGACGCTTATAAAGCCCTCCGAGAACTGGGGCAGCACGGAAATAACATCTCTAGCATAAGAAATTACATTGATGCCTTGGAGAAAGAACTTGACAAGTCTAAACGGATGAGAGGCAACAGGCCATTAACCAAGAAAATAAACGGATGGAGCGAGGAGGAGTTGACATGGCGTGAATACAATGCCGCTCCACCTGCCAGACTCAATAACGACGGGACTGTTGACCCGCCACAACAAACAGAAGCAGGCAAGCTAGAATAATCCCATGCGAAAACAACTTACTAAATCCTATTCCGCATCAAGTTTACAAGATGAAGCGAGAGAATTATGCTATGCCATTGAAGAATTGCCTGCATCAGAACAACAGACGAAAATATCCCTAATGGCTTCTAATCTGAATACTAAGATAGGACAACTTGAATTGGAATTCTCCGGATGCAAAAAGGAAAACGAAAAGTTGCTCGGTGAACTGGAAGCTGCCAATCAGCATGTGAAAATTATAAATCAGCGTAATTCAGACCGATTCAGAGACCTGTTCAGAGACCGTCCGACCCCACCGCCGGAATGTCATAACGCATTCGTGGGACTGCCATCTTATGGGTGGAGTGAATCGGCATGGCAGGAATATAATGCCGCTCCACCACGTCCACTCGCTCGACCAAAGAGCAATCCGCCAACGAGTGATGCTTTGGGGTGGGTTGATTAAATTTTGTACGAAAGAAACGCCCATTATGAAGTTGAATTTCGTCAAAAGAACCCGATACGTTGCCCAAAAGTGGGGCATGTTCATTGAAACCGGAGACTACTGGGTGGCGATATGCCTTTGCATCGGCAAAACAGAATTTTGCGTAGTTTGGTGAGGAGTCCTGCTACAAAGTCAGAAGATTAACAATATGAGTGCCAAACTGAATCGCTATCGTATTTGGGAAATACATAATGAGACGGGGCACAAGGAGTTTTATATCAACCTTGCTGCGGGCGATGACGAAGAAGCAAATAAAAGATTAAGAGAACTTCAAGAATGTTGTAATAAGCACAATGATAATGTTACACTTCAAATGAAAAAACGGAAAAATAAACTATGAAAGAGATTTCTGAAATGGAAAATGACGGTTGGGAGCTAATCGTAATAAGACAACATAAGCAAGACCCATTCAAGTATCCACTCAATGAAATAAAATGTAAATCCTATTTAGAGGAAATACTATGTGATTGTGAAATCGGAATGGCAATTGGAGAAAATTGGCACGGTGGAATGACACGAGAAGAATGGAAAACTCGAAAGGAATACATTGAGAAAGTATTGGGGGAGTTGCTCTATCTACCAAACCAGATTGAATAAATATGGACAGAAAAATAAAGTTCAGAGTGTGGGATAATACTGACCATCATTGGCAAATAGATGACTACGAGTTGTTGTTTTGTCAAGAACAAGGAGATTTCACATATCATCAGGAGAAGTTGGGAAAGTATCATGATTACACCATTCCGCAATTTACCGGCATAAAAGACCGTAATTGTACTGATATTTACGAGGGTGATATAGTTAAAATTGACCTTCTTAATGATAAAGTCAAAACTCTAACAGAACTCGTCGTGTGGGGAGAGTATGGGGACGACGAATATGTTGACTCATTAGAATGTTGGATGATTGGCGGGTATCCACTGAGTTCCGTAGCACACGCATGGGGACTGAGATATAACGGGTTAGAAACGAAGGCGGGTAGCTTAGAAGTTTTCGGAAACATTTTCGATATGATTACATTAGACGGAATGACGGTGCTTGTTAAGCAAATTGTTAAGGATGGCAATGTCGTGTGCTTAGAATGTATAAAGTGTGGAGATAAGGCATTATTTTTTGAAGGCGATATACCATATCTTTACAATAAAAAATATCTGAAAGGATGTCCTGTTTGTAGCGGTTCATATAAAGTTCACGGCCATTTCATGGAGGATATATGACCGAACAAAATACCAACTACGAATTGATAGGTCATCGTGGCGAGCAGGTTCTTGATACGGGCTTATTTGACATATGGATTAAATGGTTTTTTGATAATGAAGAAACATACACACAAATGGATACGAACGGGAAAGGCGAGGTACACTTACCCATTACTGCTTCGAGAAAAATGTAGTTGTGGGGAAGTCCGGTGGGTTGACGGAGACGGGATACCAATGACAAAAAAGACATTCCCCGTCGAGCGTCGTAGATTGGAAGAAAAATATCCACAATATTTTGATAAAGCAGTTTCCAATTTCAAACGGGGAATAGTTTCTCCTCCAATTAACCTCGCCCCATTCAAAAATTCAAATATGACATTTACACTAATAGAACCAGTATCGTTATCAGATTATATCCCCATAATAAAGGATGTATATTTTGACAATATAAGTAGCCAACGATGTTTTGCGGCGACATGTGCTACATATGTTGGTCTGATAGAAAATGAAGAAATATCGGGCGTGTGGCAACAGAGGATTGCATATTCAGGAGACCATTATCATAGGGTTCCTGTTGGAATAACGGGATGGTACTCGCATCCTCCATTTGATTTGCCACGAATTTGGCTCGGGTGGTTTGGCATAAGAAAAGAATTTCAAAGGAAAAAATATGGTTCGTTGCTCTTGATGGATACGATAGATGCCATAAAGTCCGATGTTGTCGGCATTGATGAGTTGTTTGTATTTACTGATACTGGTGCGGGGTTCTATCAAAAATGTGGGTTTGAGAAACTTGGAAGCATAGGAGAATTATGCAAGAAGAAGTACCCCGGAATTGACACGGATACTGGTTTCAATTTGAATGAAATCGTTTTGATGAAGAAAATATGAAAGCAATAATCCTCTCATTCCTACTGGCGGCTTCAAGTCTTTTTGCAGCCGATGGCGTGTTTTATGTGGACAGGCCAGTTAACTCTCATCTGATTGCTCAAAGTGGTGCAACAACGACCAACCATTTTATCGGTGGAAGCACCACAATGGTTGGGGGAGCCACTCTGACAGAACTCTGTCCGTCTGAAAAGACGACAATCTACCTCGGTGGAGGTCCGGTCATCGAGGCGGATGCTGGCTCGGTGCTCTCTATCAATACGTTCGACCAAGAAGTGAAGAACCTAACGAATTCGCCTTCGCTTGCGGCGTTTGGGAGTCACAACATTAGCCTCACACTCACAAAGGGGAATTTCTCCGTCACCTACAAAGCCCAAGATGAAAATTCGACTTGTGCGATAAGTACACCTTTGGCGTTGTATCAGATGAATGTAGGAAAGTTCTTTTTCCAAGTTAGTGACGCAAAGAGCCTCGTGTACGTCTTGGATGGGATGATGACTGTTCATGGGGATAAGAATAGGGTTGACTCTGCCAAGAAAGGCAGCAAGGCCATCACTGGCCAAATAGATACCGAAGTTGCCACGACAACCCGCCCAATCAATCCCACAGAGAGTAACACTATCGCCACGCAGACCAGAGATTTAGCGTCGGCAACTATTCAATTCATTGTGATTGACGGGCGGGTACGGGGTATTAGAATGGCTCCGTAACTATTCTTTGTTTTCGATATAGAACTCCGTGCCGTCAGGTCTTCGGACGACGATTCGGGTCCAATCCAACTCGCATTGGACTTCCGAAATGTTCCCGGTGTCGGACCAATCCAAAGACGTAGCCTTTACTTCCTTGAATTGGCAATCGGGGGCACACCACGTTTCCACAACGTCTCCTACTGGCCCCAACTCGTCAATTTGAAGGTTGAATATTCCTGCCCCGAGACATCGGAACAAGACGTATTGGGGGACAATGGATTCATAAATACGCATCTTGATTGTATGCCAGTGTCGTTTTCCCTGCCATCGTGTAAACCCGGGCCTATCAATGTATTTGATGAGGAATGGTTCGATTAGGTGTTCTTTTGTTTTGGAGCCGTACATATGCACCAGAAACCGATTTCGGGTCTTGGGTTCAAATGCAGTGTAGAACATGTTCTTTTCGATGGGGACTGAATGTCCTTTCGGGACGCCCCCACCTTCGGCGGGTGTAACTTTTTCTGTAGATGTTTTTGTCATAGAGTGAAACTCCTTTCATATACATACTACCTTACCCAAATTTTTGGGATTAAAATAAGTTGCGACTTCGCTTGACGTATGTTATTCTTGGCACATGAATAGAAGGAATTTCCTCGGAAGTCTCGCCGTTCTGCCGTTCTTCGGCAGTCTTGTCAAAGCTGTTGGAGTCACGCCCGAACCATTGCCAGAACCGCCTCTACCAACGCCTATTTCGCCTTGGGAAGGATGGGATAACTACCCTATTTTGACGGAGGAAGAAATCAAACAGTACTGGGAACTGGTTAACACACCCTGTTTTCCTGCCCTTGGATTTGATGGGACTGTGAAAGGATTCGTAGTCAAGACGAGGAAGATGAAAATCGTTGTAACTCAACCAGTGATTGACCAAGCCCGCCGTGTGGGATACTTCCCCAATGAAATCAAGTACCGAGCGATTGAGGAAATTCGGAGGTCGGGAGTTACGCATGTTTATGCTGTGTTTATCTGCAATTGTCCCATCTATGACCCTCAGACATTTACGGCATATTATGGGGCGATGTTTCGTGGGGCAACTGTACCGACGTGGTTCGCACCCGCTGCCTATAAACGGGGATGAGTTGGCGTTGTGGCAAATAAACCAATCGTTTTGTCGTCGTAGTCTATATTTATCAGTATGACTACAGAAAACAAAAATGTAAGAAACGTCCGCTCACTTAAGCGGGGAGAGCCATTCCACGACCTTAAAGTCGTTTCTATGTGTGAAAAGGATGCATATGGAAAGGTTTGCTATCTGTGCCAATGCAAGTGTGGAAACTTTAGGAAAGTCCGTCGTTCCTATCTGTTAAGCGGACGCACCAAATCATGTGGGTGTGGGAAGAAAATAGCGTCTTCCGAAACTGGAAAGCGTAGTATTCATTTTGCCATTGATGCGAATAAGCGGTTCGTTGGAGATTTGAGCGGAGCACTATGGAGCCGAGTGGTAAAGCAGGCAGAGATGCGAAATCTGGAAGTTGGGGTTACTCAACAACAGGCGTGGGATTTGTTTGTGAAACAAGATAAAAAATGTGCTTTGACGGGGTTGGAGTTGTTTCTTGACCCTCACCACTGTAATCGTCAGCGTGTAACGGCATCGCTTGACAGGATTGACTCGGGGGAGGGTTATGTGAAAGGAAACATTCAATGGGTGCATAAAGATGTAAACCTAATGAAAAATGGATTCTCGGAGCATCGTTTCAGAGAGATTTGCCGATTGGTGACAGAAAATGACACTTAACCAACTAGATAGTTTAGATGAACAGGAACTTGCACTGGCACTTGTTATAGTGAATGTCATAGCACCATTAGAAGTGCCCAAGATGACGTTTGAGCCTCGGCATTTAACATGGTTCAAGCATGACATGCTTATAAAAAAGTTCCTTGAAGTTTTTCCGAGATTGAAGCCCGAGGGACATGCTACTTATGCTTCACTCATGCAGAAACTCGGAGTTTGCATCGAAATCAAACATAACCCAAATGAATCCCCAAGAGCAGAAAACACTGGAAGTAATCAATGCCCACCGACAGCGAGTATTCAACCTGATGTCTCGCCTGTCACAGGAAGTAATGAGCAGGGGAAACAGCCATGATGAATCCAAACTCGGACCCGAAGAGCTACCACACTACGTCGCAACCATTGACGAGTTCAAGGAACACCCTTACGGGAGTGACGGTTACAATAAGGCCAAGGAATCGCTTGGTCCCGCAGTGGTTCATCATTACAAGCACAACCGACACCATCCCGAGCACTTCGGCGGCGACATCGGGAAGATGAACCTGATTGACCTTCTGGAAATGCTTGCTGACTGGAAAGCAGCTACGCAAAATCATCCCGAACAGCCGGGAAACATGGCGAAATCAATTTCGTTGGCGGTGGACAAATATAAAATCTCGCCAGACCTATCCCGAATCCTTTACAATACCGCCATAGACTTTGGAATGATATGAACGAGAAGGAGTTCTACAAGTGGTTGGATGTTGATAGCAATACGGTTTTGCTGAGTCAGAAGGAATCTTTTCATGATGCCAATGGCAATTACGAGAGAACATGGGTGATTGATAACAAGGGCACCAGACATAAGATTGTAGAAGTAAAGATGGGCACTGCCATCGAGTTTCATGTATGTCAGACCCCCAAGTCGTTTGACACAGAATGAGAATATGAGAGATATACCAAACAACCATATTATTGTTGGTGAGCCTCGCCGATGTATTTGTGGGCTTTATGGAAATAAATCTATCGTATGCTCCGACGTAATTGTAGCGTTGGATGGGCTGATGGAGTTTATTGGGGATTATGGATTGCAAAGTCCGTCTCTTGTAAAAAATGTTGAGATGGTTAACGAAGTTGTTCGTCCTCTAATTCAAGATTGCGATTAACATGAAAGCTATAGAATTTCCAGAGGCGAATGCCATCTTCGCCAAAAATCAAGATGCCTATTTGCAGCTTCCTGCATACAAGGCACCAGATGGGATTGTAACATCGTGTTACCAATTAACATGGAAAGAACGGCTGCAAGTACTCTTCGGAGCTAAGGTGTTTCTTAGCCTGATGACGTTCAACAAACCTTTGCAGCCCCAGAAATTATATGTATCCCGCCGTTTCCAGAAGTAAATATCAATCGAAAACATTTGACGGTCGGACTGTTTGGTATAAACCCTGCCCCTCCTGTGGGTCTGAACAACAATACTCCACGTTACGAGCAATATCGTGGGCGACGACTCATGAGAAGGTTTGTTATGGTTGTAAAAATACGGGGAAGAATAACCCGTTTTTTGGAAAATCTCACTCCGAGGAACATAAGAGACTCCTATCAGAATCTCAATCAACTTGCTCATATAGATACAAACGTGTAGGGCACAATCCTCCAAAAACTACTATTATTTGTAAGCGTTGCCATACTCCGTTTGATGTGACGGATTATCTGAAAAATAGGCGAAAGTATTGCTGTTATAAATGTGCTTTGGAGGATTCATTCGGTTTCTCAGACGGTCATAAAACCAATCCTGAGATTCGGGTTGAAACAATCCTTGTTGAGTTGGGAGAGGACTATCAGTATGGGTATGCGGTGGATGGTAAAATTTATGATTTCTATCTGCCGCAAAGGAAGTTGCTTTTGGAAGTGGATGGAACTTACTGGCACGCCAAAGATTTGGAATTCAATGAAATGGATGAAACTCAGAGAGCGGTATGGAGGAATGACTTAAAAAAAGTTGATATTGCTCACCGCAACGGATACAATCTTGTCCGAATATGGGAAGATGAAATCACGAAAGAAAAGGTAATAAATTGTACCAGAATGTTTTTATAAATAAGAAGGAAGGGACGGTGTACCTTTGGGATGATGAAAAAGGAATGACGACGTTCCCCTATCGTCGTTATGCCTACCGCCGTGCCCAAGGTGGAAAGTACAAATCATTGTACGGCGATGAATTGGACATGGTAACGGCGTTTGATGACCGTGACCCCACTCTGTTTGAGTCTGATGTGGCTCCTGAGATGCGAGTTCTCATTGACCAATATGAGAATAGCGACGACCCCTCCACGGGGCATAAAGTAGTCGTCATTGACATTGAGGTTAGTTCCGAGGGTGGATTCCCCGACATTCTCAAGGCCGATAAGACCATTACGGCCATTGCCTTTTTCGACCAAGCGGCAAACAAATACTATTCGTTCGTCCTTGACCCCGAATCAAAGATTTCAGGTAGTGTTACCCCTGAATTGGAGACTCGCTCTTACAAGTGCGAGGATACCCTTCTTCACGAGTTCCTGACTAAATGGGAAGAGATTCAGCCTTCTATTGTCACAGGATGGAACACTAACAACTTCGATATTCCCTACATCTACAATCGTGTTCGTGCAGTTCTTGGAAAGCAGGCAAGCTATCGCCTGTCTCCGATTGGTATTGCATATCAAAACAAGTTCAATCATCGTATGGTGGTCGCCGGTGTTGCAATGCTGGATTACATGGAACTCTACAAGAAGTTCGTAGGTGTGATGAAGCCGTCATGGTCTTTGGCTAATGTAGCGAAGGATGAAGAATTGAAGGTTCAGAAGATTACTTACAAAGGCAGTCTGACAAACCTATACAAAACAGACATTCATCGCTATGCCGAATACAACCTAGTGGACGTAAAGGTGGTTGTTGAACTGGACAAGAAGTACGATTTCATCCATCTTGCCCAAGCTGTTTGTCACAAGGGGCATGTTCCCTATGAATGGTTCCAGATGTCAAGCCGTTTCATTGATGGCGCTATCCTGATGTACCTTCGCCGCAATGGTAAGGTAGCTCCCAACAAGCCCATTGGTGGTCGGGAAGAGTATGAGGAAATGCAACAAGGCGATGATGATGGCTTTACGGGTGCTTTCGTCAAAGAGCCAATCAGTGGCCTATACGACTGGATTTGCTCCGCAGATATTACGTCCCTGTATCCGTCTGTCATTATGACGCTGAATATCTCCCCCGAGACAAAGCTTGGGAAGATTGAAGGATGGAATATGATGTCATTCCAGCGGGGAGAAATTCCTGTAGTCCGAGTCAATGAGCGTGGGTATTCTGCCGCAGACTTCACGAAGATGATTGCCAACTATACGTGGTCTATTAGTGCCAACGGAGTTGTTTATTCACAACCACATAGGAAAATCATAGGTAAAGTTCTAACGAAAGGTTAGTATGGAATACATTGTAAATAGTTGGTATGATGATTATTATAGAGACGCCTATAAAAGCTATAGTAAAGATGAACTCATTGGGTTCATAATCAAACTTCAATGGATGCATAACAATCATGTCCAAGAAAAATGTCTTCTAAAAACTATGATGAGAGCCGAGGGAGAAAGATTGGTTTCAGTCGCCGATAGATTTGATATTCAACACAAATAGTCCGTTGGAATGTCTTTTGTGTTGATATGTATTAGTAGAAAGGTATTCTATGAAAAAAGGCGAAAGCAAATATGTAGGAAAATATCAACAAGGAGAAGAGATTGGACTGTGGACTGTAATAAGCAAAATCCCGTTTCCAGACTATGAAACATTCAAATGCTATTGTGTGAAAGTGAAATGTAAGTGTGGAAACGAGCAAGTTGTACCATGCCATAGATTTGAATACAAACATAGTAATGGATGCCAACACTGTAAAATAGCTGGTACTGGAAGTTACTTATGGAGGGGGGTTGGGGAAATATCTGGAAGATTGTTGTCCCAAATCAAAAACAGTGCGAAAGTTAGAAAGATAGAACATGACGTGAGCGGAGATTATTTGTGGGAACTCTTTCTAAAACAAGGACGAAAATGTGCCTTAACAGGAGAAGAGTTGGTATTTGATAGTAGTCATTTTGACAAGAACACGGCATCATTAGATAGAATAGATAGTTCAAAGGGTTACGTTGAGGGTAACGTTATGTGGGTTCATAAACACATCAATCTAATGAAACACGTATTTGATTTAGACTACTTCGTGGATTTATGCGGAAAGATTTATGGACGAAGAAAAAAAATACAAAATAGAGATTTCTGGAAAGCAGATGGAACTTACTAAAAAAGAGTTTGATGCTTTATTAGAAAAAAATGGATGGAAGGTTGATGCCGATGGAAACATCTATGAAGAAGAGGGAAGAGGCGTGGTTCCCACGATACTTGATATATGGTTTCGTGAGAGGGTAGAGTATCGCAAGCTTCAAAAGAAGTTCTCCGACGAAGGGGACAAGGTTCAGTCGGAGTTCTACAAACGCCGTCAGTTGAGGCAGAAGATTTTCTTGAACTCGGTGTATGGAACGTTGGGTCTTCCAATCTTCCGCTTCTATGACCGAGACAACGCCGAAGCCGTGACCATCTCGGGTCAAGAGATTATTCGCTCGGCTGAGAAGTTGGTTAATGACATGTATTTCACGAAGTTCAAGGAAGCTAACGTCAATCCTCCGACGCAGGACTTCGTAGTGTATATTGATACTGATTCGTTGTACATGTCGGCATTGCCTGTCGGCAAACTTGCTGGCGTGAATCCCGAAGGCATGACCAAGTTTACCATTGATTGGGTGACGCAAGTAGCGAGCAAAATCAATCAGTTCTACGAGTACATGGTGCCTAAGATATTCAATGTGGCACCCAATTACAACCGTATTAGAATCGTTCCCGATGTAGTAGCCAAGAAGGCTCTCTGGGTGGTTAAGAAGCGTTACGCCATGCTCAAGGTGTTTGACATGGAGTCAATGAAGCCTGTTAAGACTAAGGATGGTAAAGAGGGCAAGCTTGAAGTCAAAGGCATTGACGTGGTTCGCTCTAGCTTCCCCACAGCATTCCGTAAGTTCGCTTCGGATGCGTTGGACTCTTTGCTCCGTGGTATTCCTCAGAAAGAACTGGACGAGCGCATTATGGTGTTTGAGGAAGGTATAGAGAAATGTTCTGTATTCGACCTTGCTAAGACGAGTTCTGTCAGGTTCATCTCTCGCAACGGCGAAGATAATTACAATCCATCCACTCGCAAACTGTTCCAGTTTATTAACAAGTCCCCCGCTCAAGTGCGTGCGGCCTTGGCCTACAACGACCTCTTGAAGGTGTGGAAGCTGGACCGACAGTTCGAGAAGATTACCCACAGTGAGAAAATCAAGTGGTGCTATCTTCTTCCTAATGACTTCTATGTGGAAGCCTTGGCGATGAAGGGTGATGATACTGACCCCGATGAAATTCTCAATTTTATTGAGGCTCATATTGACCGTAACAAGATGTATGAGCGGGAATTGAAAAGCAAACTCGGAGACATTTATGAGGCTATTGGTTGGAGATACCCCAATCGTGGTTCTCAATTAGCATCAGAAACATTCAACTTTGAGGAACAATGGTAATATGAACGACACCAGCTATCCTAAAGGACCAGTAAACATTAGCAAGCATCCGCTATTAAAGCGGGCATATGAATTGTGTCGGGAGATAGACACCCTTCCTGCCTCGGTGGAACAAACGTTCGTTGTTACGAAGGCGTCACAGTTGCTTAATTTCTTACAATGCTATTTCGAAGAAAAGGGATTCCCGCCTCCACCCGCCCCCGAACTGTGTAAACACAACGTTCCGATAGATGACATTTGTGATGAATGTTCTAAAGAAATGGGACTCAGCAGTTGCGAACAGTGTGGGGAGATTGCATGGGATGGCCGTATTTGTCATGCTTGTGGCATGAAAGAGATTTGAGATATAATAAATAGACAAAGATAGACAAAAAGAGTAAACTACACGCATAACATGAAAAAGGAAGTTTTGGAAACATTCATTCGGCGCTACACCTTGGGTGGGGAGATTAACAAGGTCAAGTGGAAATACACCGCTGCCGATAAGACACTGCATACACGAGCAGCCGCCGATAATCGTAGTTTCGTGGCCGACGTAATCATGAAGGATTTCACGGACTTTGGCCCTAGCGATTTGATTGTATGTATTGGTGACACCGAGAAGATTAAGGGCATGATGTCTCCATTCGGTGATGACCTGAATCTGGCCATCAATCAGCAAGGAGACCGCATTCTGGGTTTTACGGTGTCAGACGCAGATTGTGAAAGCTATTGCACCGCTGCCGACCCAACGTCTATTGACCCTGTAGCAAAGAACCTTCAAGATGTGCCTGAATATCATGTTGTCGTCTCCCTCACGGAAGATTTCCTTGAGAAGTTTTTGAAGGCCCGCAGTGCCTTGAAGGATGTTGATTCTTTCTCGGTAGGCATGAACAAAAAAGGGCTGTTTGAAGTGGTTATCGGATATGCCACATCCAACTCCAATCGTATTCGCATAGTCCCTACCACCGACCCCGTTAAGAACAAGCTGGACGTGGCTTTAGCATTTCCCGTGAAAAACATCGCCGAGGTATTCAAAGCCAACGCCGATATTCCAAACGGAACAATGTCCATCAACAGTGCTGGTATCACGAAGTTGGATTTCACCAGTGACAAATACACTTGCACTTACTACCAATTCGCAAACAAGAAAGCATAAACATATGATTGAATTCACCAAGAGTTACAAGACAGCGGATGGCGAGGTATTCGCCACCATTGAAGAGGCCAAGCGCCATGAGTTGGTTATTGCCCTTAAGAAGATTAACATCCCGCAGGGAGCCAACGTCTCAATGGATGACGTGGCAACGTTGGTGCTGACCGCACAGGACGAAATCATTGACATTCTCACGATGTCCCCGAACAGCAAGCCCAAGGCTCGTAAGCTTCACGGCGGCACCAAGGTTCGTGGCAAGAAGACTGTTGTGACAGACGCCACGACTTCGGTTACTTCGACCAGCAACGTTCCCCTTAGCGACGGTTCTCCTGACGTATAATATGTTGACGTTTGTAAATCATCCTCCTATCTTAGATAGGTTGAGAGGCATCATCGAAATATGGGATGATGATAAGCAAGCCTATGAAGGCCATACGTTTGAGTTCATAGATTCATTGCATGACATGATTCATGAACAAGGAAAGTTTGAACCTGCCGATTACACTAAGTAAACCTATGTTTGACCCCGCCACATTCTTTGAAATGGAAACCCGTCCAAAGGTGCCCGACCACAGCCTTTGGGTAGAGAGGTATCGCCCACAGTCCCTAGAGGATTTTGTGGGCAGTGCCTCTGTCCGGGAGACGTTGAAAATCTGGTTGGAGCAGAAGGACATTCCTCACTTGCTCTTTTTCAGTTGGCCCGGGACTGGCAAGACTTCTCTCGGGAAGATGCTGGTCAATCTGATTCCGTGCGATAGTCTTACCATCAACGCCTCGGACGAAAATAAGGTGGATGACATTCGCAACAAGGTGCAGGACTTCTGCGTCACAATGGGAGTTCGTCCTCTCAAAATAATGTTCTTGGACGAAGCAGACCGTCTTACTCCCGATGCCCAAGGCGTCCTCCGCAATCTGATGGAGACGTACTCGCACTCGACTCGGTTTATTCTGACGTGCAATTATCAGGAGAAAATCACCCCCGCCATCAAGTCCCGTTGCCAAAGCTTCGAAATTAAGCCTCCTTCTAAGCCTGACATCATGGCTCATCTTGTCAAGATTCTTGATAATGAGAAGGTGACATACGAAAAGAAGGACGTGGCATTTATTGTAGCGAGCTATTATCCCGACATGCGGAAGATGATTAACTTCATGCAGCAATCGTCTCTCACGAAGACATTGAAGATTGCGAAGGCTAATACGGCTGACCAAGACTTCCGTGAAAAGCTTCTGGAACTGCTCAAGCAGCCCAAGAAGGCTGGCATCTTTGACGATGTTCGCCAACTGGTTGCTGATGCTCAGTTCTCGAACTATGAAGAGGTTTATAAGTATCTCTTCGACCATGTGAATGATTATGCGGGTTCGAAAGCGCCCGAGGTTATCATTCATCTTGCTGAGGCCGTGTATCAATCTGCTCTTGTCTTTGAGCGAGAGATTACATTTGTGGCAGCAATGCACCGAATTCTCAACGTTCTCAAGTAATGAAACGGGCAATCAAAAAACTATTTGGAAGAGAAGAGTCCATTAGGTGGGAAGACCCCAAGCTGAATAAACCTCTATCTCTGTTCAGAGGAAATAAGAGAGTGTCTGATTTGGACGAAGCAACCCATCTGTCCGATGATGACTATCTTCTGATGGTGGATACGAGCGAAAAAAAGAGTGTCAAAGTCAAACTCGGAGCACTCAAAGAGTACTTCCGATGGCATTGACTTTATAAAAAGTTGACTCCCCAGTAAGGAGTGATAGAATTAGCATAATATGAAAACACTGGAAGAAAAAAAAGCCATCTTAACTGAAACCGTCAGAGTGTTCGGCCAGCAAGAATGGTTTCGTGATGCCACTGTCTATGACAAGTATCCTAACACGGGAGAACCCACTTTGGAGTTCAAGGTGAATTACGTCCCTATCCTTGGCCCCGTCCGAAAGGCGGTAATGGACTTTGCTATGAAGTGCAACTTGGTTGAACGTTTCCTTATCGTTGACAAAGACGGCAAGCGAGTTGAATAATGACTGCCATGAAGCGTAAGCGTAAGGTCACTCCGAGTGACGTGTCTGTTTCCATCGCCCCGACCAGCGGTGGATTGTTGAAGGACACACGCTGTTATCTTATTGGTCACATGCAATACGCCAATGGTAGAGGTTGGCGGGATGTTGTCAAGGAAACTTTCAAGGAGACTGGTATCAAGTTCTACGACCCTTACCACAAGCCATTTGTACATGACATTCCCGAGGACGAGGCTTCCCGTGCGGATATGCTTCATTGGATGGAGACTGAGCAGTATGACCTCGCTGCCCAGCGCATGAAGGAAGTGCGTGGATACGACCTGCGTCTCTGTGACATTTGCGATTGGTTCATTGCTGTAATCAAGCCCTCGGTAGCTTCGTGGGGTTCTGCCGAAGAAATCACCACGGTCATTCGTGAGAAGAAACCCCTATTCCTTATCATTGACGACCCCCGTGGGAAGCATTCTTGCCCTTTATGGTTGATGGGAGTTCTCCCGCATAAATATATTTATGATACACTTGAGGAAGCAATACAAACGATTAAGTACATAGATGCGGGGGTTGTTCGTATGTCGTCGGATAGGTGGAAATTATTAAAACCCGAACTTCGGTAATTCTGTCATTTTTATTATTCCGCCGTGCTATTTATATGCATGAGGATATACAAAAAACAATATGTAGATATTTCTGGGAAAACATATAATCGTTTAACTGCTATTTGCTATGTTAAGACTCTTGATGGTAGAGCAATATGGAAGTTTAAGTGCCAATGTGGCACCGAGAAAGAAATAGACGCCAAGTCGGTTAGAACTGGAAACACTAAAAGTTGTGGGTGTGCCAAGTTAGTGCGTGGTCCTAATCAGAGTTTAACTGGGCAGAGATTTGGGTATCTAACTGTAATTGAGTGCGATGGCAAAGGGTCTAGGAGTGATTATAGATGGAAATGTAAATGTGATTGTGGCAATCATACCATCGTTGATACTGCTCCGCTCAAGTATGGGCACATAAAAAGTTGTGGATGCCTTATGCGGGAGACCGTAATAAGGTTGAATAAACAAAGGTCAGGACCAAATCATCCGCTGTGGAATCCTAACATAACGCAAAAACAGCGAGAATTGCGACGAGTGGAGAGGAAATGGTCAAGCCCACGTCTAAATAGGTGGAGAAACAAGGTATATGCCCGAGACCATTATACGTGCCAGAAGTGTAATGACGCAAGAGGCGGCAATCTTAATGCCCATCATATATGCTCATGGGCATATTATCCGAGGTTGAGGTACATATCATCTAATGGGATTACGTTATGTCGTGAATGCCACAAAGGTTTTCACAACAAGTTTGGAAGAATAAAAAACACAAGAAAACAACTAACGGAGTTTTTGGTATGAAGTACAAAAGAGCAAAATCATGTATTCGGACACATTCTCGGATGATTCGTACTAAACACGGGACGAGAAGTGTAACTGTCAGATGTCATTCTCGGAAGCATAAATAATATGCGGTCTGAGTTGATTTATTTGGCGTGTCCGTACAGTCATAAAGAGCGATACGTGCGGGTTGCCCGGTGGATTGCCGCTAATCAAGTTGCTGCGAAGTTGATGATAGCCAAGCAGTACGTCTTTAGCCCCATCAGTCATACTCACCCGATTGAAGAGGCCAGCGAGGGAAAGCTACCGATGGGGTGGGACTTCTGGGAGGGGTTTGACCGCCAGTACCTATCCTTCTGCAAGAAGGTTATAGTCCTCCGTATCCCGGGATGGGAGCAGTCCAAGGGAGTTCAAGCGGAAATCAAGATAGGAACTGAAATGGGAATCCCCGTGGAATATATGGATTGGGACATGCCGGTGAAGTATGAGGACATCCTTGAACTCTGCAAGCTTCAAGATACTCTAAAAAGAACGTAAGCCCTCTACAATCAGAAATCACTCAAAAAGGTTGTTCTTTCGCCGACTGCCGTTTGTCGGCGTTTTCTTTTTAGGCAGGATAGTTATTGGTAGTTATGAGCAATAGATTGGTTCCAGCAGTAATAACCGTGGTCCCTAAAATTCCCCTTAAGGGTGTGTATTACATTGGGCAGTACGGCACAAGTGGCTATGCCTCAGCCGCCAAGGGATATTTGTATCATTATTTCACAAATGGTATCCCGCTTACGTGGGAACCCCTTTACTTCGATAATTCCCGCCTCAGTGACGACAACCTTTATGATATTGTCGTCAAGTCTCTCATTAACAAACCTATCGCCCAACATGATTTGGTTATCATGCACTGCACCCCCGACCTGTGGCCAAAGTTCTGGCTTGATAAACCTAAGATGCTTGAGGGTAAAATTGTGAATGGATATTGCACTTGGGAAACTGACCGTCTTCCCAAGTCATGGGTTAAGTATATGAATGGCTACGTGAATGAAGTGTGGTGTCCATCCACTTACAATGAGAAAGCGTTTCGTGAATCGGGCGTAGTGAAACCAATTCGAGTGGTTCCCCATATTTTCCTTCCTCAGCCACTCCCCGACTCAGATAGTGTTAAACTCGTGGACATGAGAAATGGGGATAAAGTAGAAAAAGATGGCCGTTACACGTTTTATACTATTGGTGAAATGAATGCTCGTAAAGGAATTGAAGACACCATTCAAGCTTTCTGTGAAGGGTTCACGCCGTCCGACCCCGTGCGACTTATTCTCAAAGTTCATTATCGTAGTTATGCGATGGAAAACAAGAAAAAGTGTGAGGACATGTTGGTAGCTGAAATCAAAAATCATCCGTCTCATCCCCCAATCGTTTGTTTGCTGGAACCTATGTCTCCGAATGAGATACTAGCCCTTCATTCAATTGGTGATTGTTATCTTGGGTTGACAAAGGCCGAGGGATTTGGGCTGACTATTTTTGATGCTTACAACTACGGGAAGAAAATCATTGCTACTGGATATAGTGGTCATATTGACTTCCTTGGAAAAAACTATCCCGGACTTGTGCGCTATAAGTTAGGTCCAGTGAAAGGAATGACTGCGTTCTCTCCTAATTACACTGACGAACAGTCGTGGGCGTATCCCGACCTTGACCATGCTATTGATTTAATGAGGAAGGTAGTAAACCTATGAAAACTATCACCTGTAATGGGTACTCATTTCTTATTGATGAGACGGGGCTTGGATACTATTGGTTAGATATGGAAAAAGGCACTTGGGAACCTTGGACGTTTCGTCTGTTTGATAGGTTCTTGCATAAAGATACGATTTACATAGACCTTGGCGCTTGGATGGGAATGACGGTTTTATACGCATCGAAGTTATGTGATAGGTGTTATGCATTTGAGCCAGACCCCGTAGCATACGGAATTTTACGTGTGAATATTGATGCAAATAATGCTGGGAATATAAAGACATTCAACGAGGCGATTGCTAACCATGATGGAACATTGTCTCTTGGAAATGAGCATCATTCTTTGGGAAACGCTGTAACCCGTATAGGAACGGATGTGGATTCGTTTCAGGTATCATGTCGGACTCTCGAAACTTTCTTTATCCAAGAAAAAATTGATGGCCCATCGTTTATCAAGATGGATGTTGAGGGTTCCGAGGAAGTTATACTAAAGGACATGGGATTTTTTGAAAGACACAAGCCGATTCTATATCTTAGTACTCATACTCCGTGGTTCAAAAATCAAGATGAAGGTGTAGAGACAATTGCCCGAGTGCGGTCTTTATACAAGTACTGTCTTCATAATGATATGTGGGAGATAGAAGTAAAACGGGGTGCGATGGGATATGGTGGCTTAATTTTTACGGACAATTTATGAAATGTTGTTACTTAGGATGTCATAGCATACTCGAATACGACGAGTTGAAAATGTTTACCCAAATAGAGGGGTTGGAATGGTTTTCAACTGGTCGGTATTACGACCCTTCCGTGAAGGCAACTGACCGCCCCGCTTTATCTTTCCCCGTGGATAAGAAGCACTACACTGCTTGGATTATGGCCAAGGGTAAGTGGAATACACCCGCATTCCTTGACCGTTTCGATGTTCTTTACTTTATGCATCGCCCAGAGGACGTGTTTGACAATTGGGATATGCTTAAAAATCGCAAGATTGTATGGCGTACCATTGGGCAGAACACTTTTGACATTGAGTTGAAGCTACAACAGTTGAGGAAAGAGAATCCGAACTTGAAGATTGTTCGATATTCTCCCGGCGAGCGCCGACATAAAAACTATGCGGGGGAGGATGCCCTTATTCGATTTAGTAAAGACTCGGCTTCCTATGGCCCGTGGAACGGTAACATCAATAAGGTGCTCACGGTTGCTCAAAGTATGAAGTCCCGTGGGGATGCCTGTGGATGGCCCATCTTCTCCAAGCTGACTGAACGTCTGCCCTGCCAGCTTGTGGGACACGCCAATTCGGACGCTGGTGATTTGTGGATAGGTCGTGACCTTCCCTACGAAGAGCTACTCAAGACATACTGTGACCACAGAGCGTATTTATACACGGGCACCAAGCCAGCATCATATTGCTTGAACTTCATTGAAGCATGGATGACAGGCATTCCCGTTGTCGCTTTGGGTCCGTCTCTTGCTAACGGTCCAGAAGACCTATATGAAGTCAGCCAGTTGATTACGTATGGAAAAGATGGCTATTGGGCCGATTATGAGGACGACCTTGTGCGGGTCTTGAGTCTTCTTCTTGAAGATGAATCTCTTGCCAAGAAGATTGGGGAAGCGGGGCGAGCACGAGCGACTGAGATATTTGATGAGACAGTAATCAAGCCTCAATGGGCTGAGTTTTTTAAGACACTATGAATAAACCAACGTTCGCCAATGATAAGTGGTTTCAATCCAAGTTTGGACCTTTTCTATCCGAAAGGTACAACACTCAGAAACTAGCTTTGGCAGTCCTTAATCAATTGACGGATACTCCATTCATATTGGAGACGGGGTGCATTCGACTTCCCGATGATTGGGGGGCGGGAATGTCAACCCTTGTTTTCGGGGAGTATGTGGCTCACCACGGCGGCAAGATTACTACAGTGGACAATTCCGAAGTCAACATGGGAGTTTGTCAGGAAGTGACGAAAGATTATGCCCAATACATTACATATGTGGTCTCGGACTCATTGATATATCTCCCTACTGTTACAGAGAAGATAGACCTCTTGTATCTCGACTCTTACGATTGCCCGCCCGAGGGTGATGCTACCGCAGCACAGGAGCATAATCTCAAGGAGTTCAAATACTGTGAGCGTAACTTGAACGATAGAGCAGTTATCATGATTGATGATGTTGGATTCCCGAATGGTGGGAAGGGTGCCAAGACCCATGAGTATTTGATTGAACAAGGTTACTTATTACTATTCATGCATCAACAATCTGTGTGGCTGAAATGAACGTTCTTGTAGATTATCATCACAATGCCCTGCTCACTTCTTTATACAAGTTATTTGTAGAGAGGCTTGGGTGGAACCTGTACATTCCGATGGGAATGGAATGGTATGAGCGAGATTATTGGGGGATTGAGGATGGGACGAAAACACAATTCCATTATGAGTTGGCAAAGCAGTACTTACTATCCCCGACAATACCTGATTTTACGATAAAGACTCCCGAACAATCAAAACTTGATTACGCTTATCTGTCTGACGTTGATGCGGGATTGAAATTCGACATTGTTATTGCATCTGCTCCATGTAGATTTCCACCGTTCGAGAAGTTTGTCAGCGATTTTGGAATGAGGTCCAAACTCATCTTTCAGGCGGGAAACAATTTTTCTCATAATTCTCCATCTCTAGTGACCGTAAGAAACCTGCTTACTTCGGCCACGGGGCCGCTTCATTATATGACTCAAGCACCAAACAAAATCTTCTACCATCAAGAGTTTGATTTGGGTATATTTCGACCAGAGGCAGGTTGTACGGTCAATACACTTACGAACTTTCAACATTTAATGTGTAAGCCCGACTTGTTTCATGGGTTGGAAGTTACTATGCCAGAGTGGAGGTTCCGTTCGTTTGGAACTGGAAATCGTGAGTCATCATTGAATTCAATTGCTATCTTGGCAGCGTGGATGCGTAAGTCTGGATTTGTGTGGCATGTCAAGACACTCGACGAAGGTTATGGGCATACTATTCACAATGCGTTTGCGTGCGGTAAGCCGCTTGTTACAGATACCAGTTATATGACAGTGTATCATCAAGGATGGATACCTAATACGTGTATGGCCTTATACACTCCTGAGACCATCATAGACATCAAAGGAATGGCTCAAGATGACATTAGGAAGGAACTTCTTCGACGGGCAGATAACTATGAACACTATTCGAAGAAGGTGTATGAGAAGTTCAAGGAGGTAGTGGATTTTGATAAGGAGTTTGTGGAAATCGAGACATTCTTAGAAAGGCTTATCTAATGGAAATTACATATTTTAGTTTGTATGGGGAACGATGTTCGGGAACCAACTTTGTCCGAAAACTCGTGTTTGATAACTTTGATTTGACCTTTTGTCGCCAACCCAACATAGGAATGGCGGGATGGAAGCACTTTTTTGGAACCCCTGAAAATGTGGAAGCGATGCAGAAGGCCAAAGAGTGGTGTGTGGCAATCGCAATCGTTCGGAACCCCATTGATTTTTTTGTCTCTTTCTACAAGAACCCCCATCACCAGACTACCGAACGAACGAAAGACTTTGAGACCTTTCTCACGTCTGAGTTTTACTTGGTAAAATCGAATACACAAATAGAGTTGCCGGAAGACCACAACCTGAATGATTTGACAAAGCGATACAAAAACCTTTTTGAACTTCGGTCTGTGAAGTTGAAATACCTCCATTCGGTGATGCCAGCCATTACGCCAAACTATGTTCTGGTCAGATTGGAGGACTTGATGGCTAACCCCGAGAAGATTCTGGAAGAGTGGCAGATGAAGTTTAACCTTCATCGTGTGTCCGACCATTACATTGTAGAGAAGAAGAGAGTCCTTCCACAGGCCAAGCAGTGGTTTCGGTTCGAGTTGTCGGAGACGGCCCCGGTGGAAAGCTATACGGTTGATGACCCTCATATCAAAGACATTATTCGTGCCAATCTTGACTTCGAGGCAGAAGCCTTAGTTGGGTATGACAAGGAAAGTATATTGAAACGGCTTGTATGATTAAGTTCTGGCACAGAGTAAAGCTTAGGGACGGAACCTATACCGATGGGGCCAAGGACATCGAAGCTTCGTTGGGCGACCATCTTTTCAATGATTTGGACTTCAAGGATAAGTCGGTTTTGGACGTTGGTTGTTGGGATGGTGCCTATTCCTTTTTGGCCGAACAGCGAGGGGCATCCCGGGTGGTGTCTTTTGACCGACCATCCTGCCGGTGGGGCGGGACTGGGGGGTACGAGTTCCTTCACGAGCATTTTAATAGCAAAGCGGAGTTTAAGGATGGCAATATCTATCAACTCCCATTTCAATCAAAAGAATTTGATATTGTTCTCTGTTATGGGGTGTTGTATCACATGAGCGACCCGCTCATGGCACTCCAAAAACTGTTTCCTGTTGCCAAGACCACCATTGCGTTTGAGGGATTGTTCTCAACTCAATTACTTCCAAGCCTCGAATTGCGAACGCCAATCATCTTAAAAAATGCTCGTGACTCTAGTGTAATTTATGTGCCATCACAGTCATTCATGGAGATTACGGCAGGATACCAAGGGTTCAAACTGAGGAAGGTTACTACATTGGTTAGGAGGGTTGGTAGGATGGCAATGATTTTTGACAGGGTGTCAGAACCCATATTTCAGTTCCCAAATAAGGTCTTTCCGAGCGATTGATTTGCGGGTTAGGCTCATATTTATATCCATGAGCAATAGCCCCGTCAAAGAAAATTCCTTCGATGCTGCCCCCGGAGGGTCGGCAGGAGCCTTAACGTACCAAGCCCCGTACGGAACCCCCGCTTCGCCAGATGTTTCCCAGAACCCCGGTGCCTTTGATAGTAATCATCGAAATACGGCGGATAACCAGCCTCAACATGGTTCAATGAAGAAGGATTTGAACCAGCTTTATGCTAACCCACGAACTGCTCCTACTCCTGATGAAGTAATCAGTGGTATCAAATTTGAGATGGGCCAGCAGATTAAGAAGGACAAGGCTGAGGCCAAGCGCATGGTTCTGACCAATCTTAAGAAAGACCCCAAGTTTTACAGCAGTCTCAAACAACTCAACATCACCGATAAGGATATGGTGGACAATATGACAGAAAATACACACCCCAATGCAGGTATAGACACCCAAGTCTATCTCAAACTACAGGAACTCAAGAAGTTCAAAACCACCGATTACATCGGATTGAGACTTATGCGAGAGCAATTGACAAGCAGCCTCATTCGACTGGCCAACTCAGGAAAGATTTTCTTTGATGGCACAACGGCCACTTTCAAGCCGCTCAATGAGTCGAGGCATCCAAATGACTCTGCTGAAAGACCAAAGGTAACTCCTAACATCGAAGAGACCAAGAAAATCTTCGCTGATATGGCAAGGGGTCATGATAAGAAATATGTTGTAAATTCCGGTATTTGTGACGTAATGAAGGAAATGTGGAAAGCGAAAAATGCTCGAAGTGCGTGGCGAACTGGCCAATAACATGAAAATGATGATTGATGGCAAGGAGTATGAGGCGTGTATTACTAGCCCATACGAAAACCCAAATAACCCGAAGTACGTACTTGTAAATGGATACTTAACTCCGGTGGATACTCTTGGGCCGCATCGTCCTTTACCGGTCGAAGAGAACGTTGAAAAGTCTGCGGATGGGAAGTATAACTTGGCCCTCGTCAATCGAAGCACTAAAGCTATAAAGACAAAACCAATAGTGCCGAGACTCATTTCTCTTCGATACCAAAGGTAACAAATGCCAGCAGCAGCGTCCATACCTCCGTCCCTAACCGATGTGCCGAGTGGCTTTGGCGCACAATCCTCGGGGAATGTTGCTTTCAATGATGAGTACTTCTTCGTGAAGTATAAGGGTTGGAGACGCTTTCCGCTTGTAACTCCTTCACATTTTCAGTTCGGGTTCCCAAATCCATCGAATAATGGAAACATCTACACTGATAATCAGTATTTCTATCTCGTTGTCAATCATAAGTGGAAGAAGTTACCCATTTTTGTCATAAAACCGCTTCGACCAGTCATGGGAGATGTTCCCATGATAAACATTCGGGAAACAAAACTGACCACTTTCCCTCGGGGTACTGATAATTATGGTAGATGGGGTATGCTTTCCTTCAATGCCGAATATTTCTGCATATGGGGGCAAGGAAAATGGCATAGGATTCCAGTTGCTCGTTTGCCAAGTCAGAGTTGGGGGCGTGGGGTGGCAATATCATCGCCAGATTCATTTCCTCCGACCGCCGAGATAACAATGACGGCTACCGTTATTCAAATATGAACCCGCTGTACGAAAAAGCAAAAGATTTAATCCTTATCAGACGCACGTCTGACAATAAGGAGTTCGAAGAGTATCCTCTGATTGTACAGCCGCAGTCTGTCTTGATGACGGACCCTACAAACGACATTGTTATGTTCAACGTTTGTGGGCTGTCAGTTGCATTTGCGAGGTCAGCCTCGTACTCCGAGAGTGGTTCATATGCTCACACCGCCTTATTCTCTTTCCAGAATGCAACGTCGTCATGGGCATGGTTTGCACTAAGTTCTTCTTTCGCAAACGGCGCATCGTACACGGTGAGTTCTTCCAATGCAATTAGTGCTTCGTGGGCTGATACGGCATCGTTTGCGCTTGAAGCCTCTGCGGCTTACTCTGCTGCCTTTGCCAGTGATGCCGTGAGCGCCTCTTACGCTTTCAGCGCCTCCTACGCCGAATCAGCATCCTACGGAACCAATTTCTATGCACCACGAGTCACGTCTTCGTACGTGTCGGTTTCAGTTGCCATTCAAACAAACCAACTGACTGCTTCCAATATCCTTGTTCGAGGGATAGCGTTAGGAACGGCAAGCTATGCTCTCAATGCTAATAGTGCAGTAAATTCAGCATTTGCTACAACTGCTGGTATCGCAACTTTCGCAGTCAGCGCCTCCACGGCCTTCTCAGCAACCAGTTCCATTAGTGCAAGTCACGCAAACGTAGCTGACGTTGTAAGCGGCACAGTAACGAACGCAATCTATGCTCAGACTGCCTCATATGCTTATACGTCATCTTACGAGATGGAAGTTGAAATCTCGTCATCGTGGGCATCGGCTTCGTTGAGTTCTTCGGCAGCGTTGTATGCCGTATCAGCGAGCGAAGCGGGCTTTGCCTTGTTGGCATCGTCGTCATTGGGGACTCGGGGGTTGAATGTGGTTAACCTTCCGCCGATGCCAAACGGTGATATTCAATTTGGTGTTGGTGACAGTACTCCGGCAGTTTACGATACAATTATGTCTATCGGAGCAAGCGGCACGGCAAGTGAGGGTCAGACACACATGCTTGTTCATTTGCCCGAAAACAACAAGATTTATGGTGCTGGCTGGTACGGAAGCGTCTATGTCTTTAATGACCCGGATAATGACTTTACGAATGTAAACTCGTGCAGTTTGATTGCTGGAAATTTCGCATCCCAGATGGTATATGCATCGGGGTCTCTTTACGTCATCAACGGAAGCAGTGTCGGTCCTGCCACAGGTAGTATCACGAGAGTCAACATTAACAACATTACTAGCCAAAGCGTTGTTGTTCAAGGTCTTCCCGGTGGTACGGCATTGATTCCGCTTGTAACTGATGGAAATTTTCTTCTTACGCAAGGTAACGGTCTCATTTACAAGTGGGATTTGAGTGGTAGTTTGATTCAGTCAACGCCATGTATTTCCGCATCAGTTACCGTTGCCGTAAGCCACGGCGGCATTATTTCTACTGACAAGCAATGGGCGTACTTCTCGACTACGGCTGGAATCATAACTAAGGTCAAGGTTTCTGATGTTACGAACTACACTTGTTCTCGTCATGAACAAACGAATTTCCCCGGTGGTCCATTCAATGCGTCTGTAACGGATGATATGTGCTATTTGAATGGATATGTTTACACATCCGTAGAGTCGAATGGAAACGTAATCAGGATGGATGCCAATACGTTGGAGTTTGTGGCATATCCAGCAGCATTCAACTCGTATGGAATGTTCACTGATGGAGTGCATCTATATGCACTTATGGGGAGTGAGATTTGGGTCTATCTCAACGGAGATATAGATTCTGGTCCTATCCGGTTTGGAATTGTGGGAGCGGCGAATGAGCTTGCTATAACGAACGGTGGCCGAGTTGTTTATAGTAATTGGACCACTCTCGACATCTATAGATATTTCCTGCCAATCACACAGCTTGGAATCAATAAGCAGCCGTCTTATACGTTAGATATTGCGGGCGGCATAGTTGCAACTACCATTACATCCCCAACAATAAGTGCGAGCAACAACATCACAACTCTTAACGAGACGTTCACGGGAACGCTTACGATGGGTGGAGCGGCTCTTATCTATGGCGGTAGCAGCGGAAAAATTCGTATTGACACGGGGTCGGTTAGAGCACCTACAATTAGTAGTTCTGCGGCTCTGTTGGGTCGAGTAACCAATACCCGATTTTCACAATCATTTGCTGCCGCAGCGTCAATGAGCTATACACAATCGCTTGGAACCATTTCACAAGACGGTATGTATCGGCTTACGATAGCAAGCACGATTGGATTTTACAGCGGTGCTGCACTGGTTAATCAGCCGAAATGGAATTTCATTCATACGGACAGGTTTGGAGCCTATACCCTTCCCCCTTCAACTCCGCTGACCCCGACGACTCTAATCACCCCAGCGGGATATGATTATGCCTTTGCATTTGGGTCCGATTATATTTTTCAAGCGGTAGCTGGAAGCCCGATTGCATATTATTACGGCACCAGTGGAAATCAAATGTCTTCTACCGATTGTTCGGCGTCGTTCTTTACGACCGTGACGGTGACTCAAATCATGAGTGGCTCGGTAACAGGCTCGATATAATAAGTTGACTCAAGTCAATAAACAAGTTACAATTCGCATATGAATCAAGTTCCACGTACCTTCTGTGTCACGCTTCGGGAAACTCCTAAGCGCAAAGAAGAAGCTCAGAAATATTTCGAACAACTCGGCATGAAGGTTGAGTTCTTCGAAGGTGTTCATGGGAAATCCTTTGGACTCAAGACGACCATCCCCAATTACAGTACCATTCCCGGCAGAGAATACTTTATTCCACAAGGAGCCGTGGGATGTATCCTTTCCCATTTGATGTTGTGGAATATTCTTATTCGCCAGCCCGAGGAAGAGTTTTTGATTCTTGAAGACGATGCCATTCTCGAAGACGGATTTGCCGAGAAATTTGATAAGTTTACAAACGAACTCCCACCTGATTGGCAGATGGTATTTTTAGGTTGGCAACCTGCTGGGCATGAGTTTACCAAGATGCCGAGCACTCATGTCACGGATAATATCGTTATCACTACTCCTGTCTGTACTCACGCTTACATGGTAAAGAAGTCAGCACTTAATACCCTTATCGAAACCAACCAACTTGCTTGGGATGCACTTGACCATCAGATTCTCAGGAGAAGTCTTCCCAAGATAAAGCACTATGCTTTTAGCCCGCCTATCGTAAAGCAAAGGTCCATCATCAATCTCAATTTGAAGACTGAGACGTGGCATTCGTTGTGTTATGATTGGGATATGTCCGAAGTACTTACTTCAAGCGGCAACGATTCCATCAGATTTGGAGCAGGCTGGCATCCGTTGGAAAAGAACGACTCGGGATATATGATTTGGAGTGATGGCCGTGGGGAGTTCATTTTTGAGGAACCTATTTATGATAAAATGGAAATAGAGTTCATTGCTGAGGGTGAGGTTGAGAAAAAGCTTAAGGTGATTTGTCCGGCCCAAGATGAACAAGTGTTTGACATAAAATACGGAGTTCAGACTCTTATGTTTCAACTTAAACAGTCTAAATCTGTAGTACTTGTTACAGATACATTCTCTCCGATAGACATCTACAAGACATCTGACTGCCGCCGTTTGGGTATTCGATTACTCAAGTCCATTAAGCTTACGGACAGGGATGGGAAGGTCTCCGAAGTCAGCTTGTATTCAATGTACAGTCAAAAGAAGATTGAAGGCATCACGAAGCTGGAAGGGATGCGTCTTACGAGAGTCAAGTACAGCCATGACGATGGTAAAATCAATCTTCATGGCCAGACATCGTTTGACCATCATCGTTCGGGATGGGGTTATACCCTTGGGTTGCTTTCCCAATATCACCGTGCAGATGCAACTGTGTTTGATGGGTGGTTGGAGAAGAATTTCTCGTGGCAACGGGAAGAGTACGCACAAATGCGGCTTATCCCATATCGTGAGCCGTGGGTTGGGGTATTCCACAATCCTCCCAATACGCCCCCGTGGTTTTCGGCGGATAGCTCGCCGAGTGCCATTATTGGCTGTAAGGAGTTTCAGGAAAGTCTTGGTATGTGCAAGGGACTATATGTCTTATCCAAATATTATGCCGACTTCTTGAAATGTTTTATTAGGACCATACCCATCGAGGTATTTTATCATCCTACGGAGATACCTGAGAAGAAGTTCGATTTCAACAAGTTTGTTGAGAATACAAATAAGAAAGTTGTCAATGTTGGTTGGTGGTTGAGAAAGCTGACTTCTATTTACAACCTCGAAGTTGATGTGGGCATCTATCAGAAGATTCGATTAGTACCGCCAGCGGCATCGGTTCCTCTCCATATTATGGGAAGCTTGGTTCAGGTTGAATGTGCTTTTAACAAGAAAACACTAACCGACGAAATGACAAAAAGTGTCATTGACATTCGGCATATGCCCAATGAGGATTATGACGAGTTGCTTTCCAAGAACGTGGTGTTCCTCGACCTGTACGATGCTAGTGCAAATAACGCCATCATTGAGTGCATAGCTCGTGGAACTCCTGTCCTCGTGAATCCTCTGCCCGCTGTGGTGGAGTATCTCGGGGCAGATTATCCATTCTATTTTACCAACCTGCTCGATGCCTCCAAAAAGTTGAAAAATGTGGCACTTATTAAGGCTACACATGAATACCTGACTTCAAGTGGAATTTCCGAAAAGATTACGGGGGACTACTGTTTGAAGACCATCCGGGAAGGTGAAATCTGGAAATCTCTGTCATGATACCGAAACGCATACACTTCATCTATGGTCTAAGTGAAAACTTTGCAGACATCCCGTTTGCTTATGTGCATTATCTCGCAATCCGCTCGGCAAAAGTGGTGAACCCAGACTGTGAAGTTGTCATTCATTATTACTACGCCCCACAGAATGAATGGTGGGAGCGGAGCAAGCAGTTTGCAACGTTCGTTAAGTTTGCGTCCCCCCCGCCCGATACTATTCATGGAAAGGTAGTCCAGCATAATGCTCATAAAGCTGACTTATTAAGGGTTGAAATCCTATTGGCCGAGGGCGGAATCTATTTGGATATAGATACACTATGCATCAAGCCCTTCGCTCCACTTATGGACAAGCCGTATGTGATGGGAGTAGAGATATGGGAAGGGCAGATTACGGGATTGTGTAATGCGGTAATATTCAGCGAAGCGGGGAATGAGTTTCTCAGAATGTGGTATAATGAATTCTCTGATTTTAGGCCAGACCATTGGAACTTCATGGCGTGTGTAAAGCCTTTCCATTTGTGCAGAAAATATCCAAAATTGATTTGGATTGAGCCGTCCGAATCTTTCTTTCGTCTTACGTGGTCTGATAAAGACCTTGACACTGCCCATAAAGAGGTCATTCCCTATACGAGGTCGTATTCCATGCATCTATGGGAATCGGCGTCCTACAAGAGATACTTAAAGCAAATAACGGAAGATGATGTTTTACACCGGGATTCAACTTTCAATCTGCTCGCTCGGAAGATACTCGTATGAAGCATGTTCTAAACGAGTATTTTGACCGTATCTATTGTGTGACAGTGCATTCATTTCATGATAGGCATGAACTGTCCAAGAAACAGTTGGGGGGGATTGATTTCGAGTGGATAGTAAGCCCCCCGCCCGAGGTTTTTCATCCCAAACCTCCGATTAGTCTGTCTGAAATCTCTTGCATAATGGGGCAGATGTTATGTTTATGGAACGCCAAACTTCATGGATACAAGCGGGTAGCAATATGGGCCGATGACGGGGTGATGACTGCAACCGAAGAAGAAATACGAACGTTTTTGTACTCTGTTCCACAGAACTGGGATTGCCTATACATGGGTAATGCCGACTGGACGGATACCTTCTGGAAACCTATTCTGGTTCCCCACACCGAGGGCATCAACAAAGTTTTGAATGCCAACGGCAACGCCTTTATGGGGGTTCAATCACATGTGTTTGATGCGTTGATTAGAATGGGAATGCAAATGGATAGAGCCGTTGATTTCAAATATGCCAATATTCTCGGTAGAGGAAACTCGTATGGGCCATCAAAAAGATACTTTTGTGAGACCATTTCCATCCCTCACGAGAAGGTTCGACATTTGGTCCCTAATTTAGATAAGTACATCCCCTCCCACATTTCTCATACGGTATAAATAGGTAGGCATTTCCCTCCCGGAAGCGATATTTATACACATATGAATGACTACAAGGACCATATCCGACGTTCGTTGGGGCTGACGGAGGCTCAATTTATTCCAGCATCTCAATTAGCCAATGCGGCACGCAAGGAGCGTGGAGAGCATCCTCAACTATCTGCGGATGATGCCGAACTCATAGCCAAGCAACATCTTGACAAGGGAGAGACGAAAGAACAGCTTTCTCCTACGGCTAGACCTACTCCTATCATTGCATTAGGCATTCGAGGAAGTTCTAGTGGTGGATTGCCATCGGGTGTTGACCAAGGACGGCAAGACATTAGTCCAAGCAAGGTCGGTGGGTACGACCGAGTAACCCCCCAGAATTTGAATAGCAAATTGGTTGACAAAACGCCATCCAACCCAGACATCAAACAAGCAACCGCCCCTATCATCAACAACCCCCAAACCAAAGAAACAGTCACCCATCCACACCAGATTCAAGTTACGGCTCATGAAATGCCACAGGCTGCAACTGGTGCATCTACGGATAGCGACCCAACTCTTAAGTTGAAATCGGCAGTTCCAAAGGGAATTGATATTGACATTTCTGACAGAGGCGGTGCGGAATCTGATGAAGAAGTCAAAAACGAGGATAACAATACCGCTATGATACCATCTACTTCCCTATCTGAAACATTTGAGCGCAACAAGCAATTGATGCGTGAAAAGCTTGGTTTGGCTAAGGAGTGTGCTACTTGTGGCTGCGGAGACCCCACCAAGGTTCATGACGAAGAAGAGGATGAAGGTCTCGATGAAGACAAGAAGCCTCGTGTTTGTTTCCATTGCAAGAAGCCCCATCCCTGCGACTGCGACAAAAAGGATGAGGATGATGCCAAGCTTCAACGCAATAACCCTGCGGAATACCGAAAGAAGTTTGGGATGAAAATTGACAAGCGAAGTGACGTGGACGAAATGGTTGAATGCTTGGGTTGCCATAACACGTTTAATTACAGGCTAGTCGTTGAGACTTCGATGGGAGCAGTCAAATGCCCAGCCTGTGACGCAATTCTTAACCAAGAAGGTATCGTGTTGGCAGAGGGTAAGCACAAGGCAGGTTGCCAGTGCGGCTTTTGTAAGAATATGGGTAGCTTCGGCAAGAAGAAAAAGGAAGTTGACGAAGGTGAAGATGAAGATAACCACGGCGACAATCCTGAGTTCAAAGAAAAACATGACAAGCAATGGCGTAAGGACCGTTCTGCTTCCAAGGCAGGTGATGACGTACGTGCAGAGTTTGATAAGGATAAGAAGGACAAGATGGACGAACAGCAACGGCTTGACGAGAGCTATACGGTTCCATTCCAACGTATGCGTAGTCTCGCTGGCGTCGGCAACATGATTCTTACGTCCAACGGCCTCATGGAAAACAAGAACGACCCCGGGGCCAGTAAGCCATTCAACACGAATTGGAAGATGGATAAGGAAAAGGCGGGTTTTGTCAAGATTGACGAGGAAAAGCTTAACAAAGTCAAGGCTTCGCTGGAACGCAAGTCCAAGCGGGGTACTCTTTCCGACAAAGAACTTGACCTTGCCAAGAAGCTTACCGAAGTCTTGAAGAGACGCCAATCCAAGGCATAATATGGATGAGACGGGAAGCGGAAAGAATCTCACGACGCCTGAGTTCAAGAAGAAACTCGCTTCTTTGTTTGCGTACTTAACGGAACACCTTCAACTTCAAGCTTCACCGTCTTCGTTGAAACTTATCAACAGCAAACGAAACTCAGATAACCCGTTTGGTCTTACTGGTCATTATGACCATACAACTAAGCAAATTACTCTCTATATCACTGACCGGCATGATACGGATATTTTACGTTCATTCGCTCATGAAGTCATTCATCATTGGCAGAATGAACGTGGAGTGCTCCATCCCGAAAATAAAGGTGTGGCAGTTCAAGATAATAATGATGCCGCTCCTCATTACGCACAAAACAATCCGTGGCTCCGAAAGAGAGAAATGGAAGCATATCTCTTTGGCAACATTCTCTTCCGAGATTGGCAAGACGAACAGAGAATGGGACCGCCTCCCCAACAGCCTTTCTTGCCTCAACCGTACGATTAACCTATGGCCGAAGAATTCCCAACACTCCCCGGTTTTGATAACTTGCTCCAACAGCGCATAGCTCAAAAGAGTGCCCCACTACCCCCTCCGGGCACGGCTGACCCTTATAACCTGATGCTTCAACGTAAGAAGGGCGAAATCAAAGAGATTGACCCAGCTACTATACAGAAGTGGCCCGAGGAAGACGTGAAGGAACTGGAAGACTATTGCAAGCGGAATGGTATTGTGGGGTTTGCCTCTCGGATGAACCCTAAACTTGCTTTGATACAGTTAAAGCGTCAAGTGGGTGATTATAGCGGGGTTGCCTTGGAAGACCGTGTTCCCGAGGGATATGAGAAGGTTGGCACCCCTAACAAGTATGGGCCGAGTTACCCTTATTCTGCTGCTGTAGCAAAAAAACAGATTCTACATGGGTAAGTAGATATTTATAAACATCATGAATTTACGAACCCGGAACAATTGAATTGATACCGTAAGGAAACAATATGAAAATGAAGAAATCCCAACTTAAGGAAGCTGTCAAGACAGTTGTCCGTGCATGTCTGAATGAACGTTGTGGCGGCGGTAAGGCCAGTCGGATGTTTAAGCATGTCGAGGACTCCGAAAAGGAGCAGGGCAAATCCGCTAAGGTCGCCAAGAAGATTGCGGGTGCCACAGTCAATAAGAAACTCAAAGAGGGTTCTGTACAAGTTGGGGCCAACGTCATGGCCGACGAGGTATCAACGGATGAGGGGATGGGGGCCGATAGCAAGCAGACTGCGATTGAAGATGTCATCAAGTTTGTTATTCAACGTGCTCCTGCCATTGCTCATGACGCTCATAAGATTGCCAAAGTTGCTGCTGAATTATTTGCACACCAGTCTGGTTGGGGAGCGCCCGACCCAGAGCATCTATTGCCGATTGTTCAGAAGCACATGACCAGTGGTTCATCGGACCAGCAAGCCGAATGTGGCGGAATGGAAGAAGCTGGTCTGACCAGTGAGACCGGTGGAGAAGGCTATGATGAAAAGGAAGAAATCATGCTTATCAAGGTAATGGCTCTCATTGCTCAGAAGCTTGAAGCTATGCACGCTGGTCAGCCCGGGGCAGAAGAAGTGCCAACGGCGATTGGGGGAAATGGTGAGGAAGACCCCTCGGCCCCTCCGTTTGGCGGCGAAGAAGAGCCAGAAGAACCATCCGAAGAGCCATCAGCCCCTCCGTTTGGCGGCGGCGAAGAAGAGCCAGAAGAACCATCCGAACCAGAGGACGAGAAGCCTGAGAAGTCTGAAAAGCCCGAGAAGTCCGAAAAGCCTGAGAAGAAAAAGAAGGAGCCTCCCATCAAGGAAGTCTCTGCCAAGACTCAGACTCAAGGCTACAGAGTGGCTCCGAATCCGTCCACATTGACCCAGAGGACGGATGATGAAAAACTCAAGCCCCGAGACCCACGCCTCACGGAGACAAGCCTCACCAAGGCTGGGAAAAAAGCCGTATCTTACAAGACTCAGGGAGCATCGTACAAGGTTGCTCCAAATCCTTCCTGCCGAGTTAAGAACGACGACAAAGACCGCCGAGAGCCGGGAGACCCCGAATTGACTGAGACCGCCAAGGTCAAAGAGAACCACAAGGTTCAAGTTCGCTCGTTTAAGGATGTCAACGACATGGATAACGACCCGAACAATGTGAGAGACCCAGAAGTCCCACAGGCATAAGCGATTAAAATAAGTTGCTAAAAATACGATTTTACGCCATACTACTTGGCGTGATAATGTGTTATACAATACACACACAAAGGAAAACAATGAGTACTATATTCTACGTCAGAGACAAAACCGTCAATCCTCCCAAGGAACAGATGTTCAAGTCATATCCCCAATTGGTCCAATATCTGGACCAAATGTGCCAGCGGGCCTATAAGCAAACCAAGGTTCAACGCACACAACTCCTCGAAGAACTTGGAAATGGGACTGATGACTACAATTCAACCCTATTCGTCCGTTCAATGCAAGAGCAATTTGAAATTGGTGTCATTCGAGATGGTCGCAGAATGCAATGTGATGTCACCACAATGGTCGCATTTCAAAAACCAGAATACGGGGACTAAGCATCCCTAAATAGTTATGTTGGACATCTCTTGGAGTCCCCCTTATACCGTTAGAGAGGGATTCGCTACTAAATGGCGAAGGGAGTGGTGTATCCCGAAAGAGATGCTTGGAGGATTCTTTGGGTTCTGGAAAGCTAATCGTTTCAAGATGTTAGCTGAGGGCTTCACTGTCACCAAGAGTGAAAAGACAGGCAAATGGTATCTAACTGAGACAAAGCCTACAGTAGCTCTCTTCAAGATTTTCAAGGACAAGCCTCCTAAGCCCGAGGACAAGTTTGCCCTGCCCTCCTACGCTATCAAAGACCCAAGCGGACTTCGTGTATGGCAGGTTGATGCTGCTGGAAAGTTATGTGCTGCCGTCAATCATTGGGGTGCCGCCATAGATGGCTCGGATACGGGCACTGGCAAGACCTATACGGCGTGTGCTGTGGCTCGGGAGCTAGATTTGAACCTCTGCATTGTCTGCCCCAAGGCGGTCATCAAGCCGTGGACCAAGGTCATTAAGAATCATTTCAAGATGGGGTCCAAACTGGTAGGGATTATCAACTATGAGAAACTTAGCCGTGGACGCAAAGATTCACCTATTGCTTCCTATATTCTTCATCGCCACAAAAAGAGACCGACTTTTGAATGGAAAATACCTAAAAGGACTCTCATCGTTTGGGACGAGTCTCAAAAGCTTAAGAACTGGAAGACCAAAAACTCCAAGACCTGTCAAGCGGCCATTAAGGCTGGGTTCCCAATGCTATTTTGCTCGGCGACGAATGCTACGAATCCACTCGAAATGCGGGCTGTGGGTCTGGCCCTCAAGATTTACGAGGGTAGTCAATCCTACTATTCATGGGCTTACGAAAACGGGGTTTATAAGGGTAACTGGGGACTTGAGTTTAACAACGACCCTAAGATACTAAAGGTACTCCACCATCAAATTTTCAACCAGCGGGGCGTCCGACTTCGCCGTGATGAAATTCCCAATTTTCCTCAGTGCGAAATCATTCCAGAAGTGTATAACATGGAAGAGGAAGACGCACTCAAGATTAACGAGGTCTATACGGATATGGAACGAGAGTTGGCTAAGTTGGCCAAGGCGTCTAAGTACGATGCTATGGCCGAGGCGGTAGCTCAACTCCGTATGCGTCAGAAAGTCGAGTTGATAAAGGTGCCCCTCTTTGTGGATATGGCCGAAGAAGCCGTTGAAGAAGGCATGTCCGTGGTAATCTTTGTCAATTTTACTGACACGCTTAACGCTATCGCTGCACGCATCAAGACTACTTGTATATTCGACGGTAAGACTGCCGACAATGTTCGGGATAGAAACGTCGAATTGTTCCAAGAGGACAAAGAAAGAGTTATTTTAGTTAACATCCAATCTGGCGGTGCTGGATTGAGTTTACATGATTTGAACGGCAAGTTTCCTCGCATGAGTATCGTTTCTCCTACTTGGTCGCCAGTACTTATAAGACAGGCACTAGGACGTATTTGGAGAGACGATGCCAAAACTAAGTGTGTCCAGCGTATTGTGTGTGTTGCCAATACCGTTGAGGAAGATGTCTGCCGCAATGTGCAACAGAAACTAAACAATCTGGACATGCTTAACGACGGAGATTTGGCGTACTCTAAAAATTACTCTGTGGATTTATGAAGGTAGTAGGAATATACAAGATAGTTAATCGAGTCAACGGAAAGTACTATGTGGGGTCTTCCAATAACATATGGAAGAGGGTGGAGTATCAACATAAAAAACAATTACGAGACGGAAATCATTGGAATACCCATCTCCAAAGTGCGTGGAATCAATATGGTGAGTTATCGTTTGATTTTATTGTCGTAGAAAGTTTTCAGTCCCCAAAATCCTATGTAAAGATGTGGGAAGAGGAACAGAAATGGCTGGATGTAGCAAAAAAAGAACAGGATAAATGCTATAACAAATCCTTTATTGCTGGCGGGGTAGATTTTACGCCCGAGGTAAGACATAAAATGAGTATTGCGTCAAAGCAATGGATAAAACAAAATGGGCATCCGTTATTAGGAACTCACCCGAGCCTCCAAACATTAAAACGGTTATCAATATCTCATCTCGGGAAAAAATTGTCGGAGTCGGCAAAGAAAAAAATAAGTGGAATTAACTCGGTGGCTCATCGTTTAGAAGTTAAAGAAGCAAAACGAAAATGGTGGAATGAATTACGAAACGACCCATTAAAATATGAGTTGTTTTGTAAATCCCGTGGACAGAAATCTGCTGTAGCCAGAAAAAGGAAACGATATGGAAAGAACTATGAAATCATCAGCGACTAAGACAATAGTGGTGCAAATGACCGCTGACAATGTGCAAGAGTTTGACATTGATACTGGCGTGTTTGACGACCCCTTTATGGAGGCTGCAACCCGTGCTGTCGAGAAGACTAAGACTCAAAGACATGGTATTATACGTGCTGTGACAAACTGTTGGGAGAAGAGCAACCCTAAGAAATCGGCCATGTATAATTCCTATTGGATACTTGTCAATGCAGCCTGCTATGGAAAGGCGGAACAATTGCGTGAGAAATTCAAGGCACAAACCGACTGCGACTTAGCGAAGGAACCTCAGTGTGGAAGAAAACCCGCCAAACGTAAGTCCTAATTCTGGCTCTCTGTCGGATATTAACCTACATACAGCCACAGGCGATGAACGCCTGATGGGAGTGTTGTACAAAAAGATTGAAGACCTCGCCAAAGAGGTTCACGAACTCAAGACTCAGAAAATCATTGACGAGACTCAAATACCTCCCGAGTTATTAGAGCAAAATGGAATGCTTCCTCCCGACCCCACGACAGTTAAGAGAGGGCGTGGGTTCCGTCCCCTTCTTCGTTCTGAGATTGAAGCGGCCATCAAGGTGTCGCCCTTCTGTTCCGACCAAGCCAAGTATTTGGGTGTTGCTGTTAGCACTTATCGAAAGTATGCGAAACCTCTTGGATTATGGACTCCACAACCTCACCATAAAGGGTGCAAGAAAACGCCGTGGGGAGCCGAAAAAGGGAAGTATCCTTTATCCCGAATTCTCAAAGGAGAGTTTAATGGAAACAAACTGGTATCGGATTGGATGGTAAAGAAGAAAGTGCTTAAGGCAGGGGCTACTGAGGCATGTACCATCTGCGGATACAACAAAAAGCATTTGATAAACGGACGAGTCCCCCTCCTGTTGGACCATATGAATGGAGACCGCTATGATTTCAAGGCTGAGAACATACGCCTGCTATGCTGGAACTGTACTGTAGAGTGTGGGCGGGGGTATTTACGTCGTGGTATTCGTTTCTTTGACCCCGATTGGCGTACTGATGGCAAGTAAGGATGATATTTATGGGTACTACTATGTTCAACCCAGTCCATATTTTGAATCAGATGGGCGTCATCACTTCTTTCTCTGTCGCAAAGAAGGTATCGGAAGATGATATACACAAATTCTTCTCTAAGGGAAAGAAGTCTGGAAAGTCAACAGAAGAACTTAATAACATCTTGAGAGATAGAGTCCTTGGTGAAATCGAAGAAGCGGTGACGCATCGTAAAATTCCCGGGCTTCTGTCCCCCGAAGAACTGGCGAAGGAGATGGGCGTGCAACAGAAAGTCATCAACAATATGCCAGAGATGAATAGGTTAATTATGATTGTGGGCCATAAGTTAGCCGAAAAGAAATATGATAAGATGTCGCTCTGTTATTTCATCAATAGTCTAGTGAACCTTTTGGGATTGACGGAACAAGATTTTGAAAAATTTCATCGGCAGAATAATGGAGACGATGATGGGGATGATGACGATACCTTTAAGGACGCATAAGAAATGAGTTATAAAAAGTTACACGTATTTCCCAAATAAAATTGCATTTTAGAAATTTCATTGATATTTATTCTTGGTATTACTGGATAAATTGTATCATATGAAATCTATCGTAAAACAACTGAATTTATCAGATGAAGAGTTTAAGACAAAACTTAATTGCCTTTATGAAGGTGGTCAGTCACAACCTCAACTCGCAAAAACTTTTGGGTGCCATCTTGGCACAATAGAAGTTTATTTCAAAAAGTTTGGACTCATAACAAGGACGAGAAGTGAAAGTGCAAGAGTGGCAAAAGAAAGATGCATTGTTTTGGTTGAACAAGAGAAAGAAATTTTGGATGGACTATTGTTATCGGATATGCATATAGAGAAGGGGATATTTCAGGGGCGACTCACTTTCGGAGTATTGCATAAAGAATTTGCCAATTCAATAAGAGAGAATTTGAAAAATGCTATGTGGGGGAATCTTTATCCTTATAAACCAAAGAATTCTCCCAATATGAATTTTTTCTGTAAATCGGTATTTAGCATTCAAATGTTTGATTTACATAACGTGTGGTATAGAAAAAAAACAAAAGTCGTACCTCTAGAATTAACCGCAATTTCTCCACTAACTTTGTATTGGTGGTATTTGGGAGATGGGTATGTTTGTAAAGATAGAATTCAGATAGCATTGTGTACGGATGCCTTCACAAAATCCGAGAATGAAAGATTGTGCTCTATCCTTAATCAAACATACAATTTGAATTTGAGAGTAGATGCAAGAAACAGGATTTCCGCATATGGTAAGGATAATATACAACAATTTCTCAGAGTCATTGGGGAGCCAAAAGTAAAATGTTATGAATACAAATGGAGAGTATAATGTTATGAAAATATTAAGTATAGATGATGCAAAAAAACACATTGGCAGCAATCCGGTTGTCATTGTAACCGGAGTATCGGGGCAGGACGGTAGTTTTATGGCAGATTATTTACTTGCAAACACTAATTATGTCATCTTTGGCGGTGCCCGCCGATTAAGTGTATCCAACCACGAGAACGTTGCTCACTTGGATAATGACTCTCGGTTTCATCTTATCAATTTCGACCTGACGGATGCCCACTCTATCTCACAGGTCATTAGCCAGTTACAACCAAACTACTTCATCAATTTCGCCGCTCAATCCTTCGTAAAGTCCTCTTGGGACTTCCCTGCCCAGACATGGGATACGAATACCACTTCTATGATTCATATCCTTGAAGCAATCCGACTCCATTGCCCGGAATGCCGTTTTTATAACGCTGGTAGCTCAGAAGAGTTTGGTGACGTTGCCTATTCGCCACAAGACGAGAAACACCCTTTGCGCCCTCGTAGCCCATATGGTGCGTCAAAAGCTGCTGCAAGGCAATTGGTGAAGGTTTACAGGGAGTCCTATGACCTGTATGCAATCCAAGGATGGCTTTTTAACCATGAGGGAACCCGTCGAGGAGAAGAGTTCGTAACGAGAAAGATTACGAAAAATGCTGCCCGTATCATGAAAGAGTTGGACAATGGGGAGTCTGTGACCTCACTTGAACTTGGGAACCTTGATGCCAAGCGTGATTGGACAGACGCCGAGGATTGCGTTGACGCTGTATGGCGTATGCTCAATCAAGACAGGTGGAACATTCTATGGCTTCCGACTAATCCTTCCACTATCAAGTGGACGAGTGACCGAAAGACCCTTTCGAAATACGTGCGGGAGTACGTTGTCTCTTCGGGTGAAAATCATTCTGTAAGAGAATTCGTTGATGAAGCATTCCGTCATGTTGGAATAGATGGGAAATGGGTCGGTACTGGCGTTGACGAAAAGTTCTTCTGGAACAACCAAATCATCGTACAGATAAACCCCGCATTCTATCGTCCTGCCGAAGTTGATATATTACTTGGAAACCCCAAGTGTATTCAGACCGAATTGGGATGGAAGGCCAAGACCACGTTCAAGGAACTTGTGGAGAAGATGGTCAAAAAAGACATTGAACTGGTGTCGAAATAAAAAAGACCCCCGCATCTGCGGGGGGTTTGATATTCTTACTTGTCTTGGGCAACCAAGAACTGCTTCCAGTCTTGGTGACGAGCCTTGCGAATCGTGTGAGACACCAAGATAGCCTTGGGCTGTGTAGGCTTGAAGAGCAACGTCAATCCGGCTTCTCTGTTTAACTTGTTGCCTTTCTTGTTGTTGATTTCCTTCGTGGTCAACACCGTATTGTCATACGTGTCCGTACCACCACGAGAGAGAGGCAGAACGTGGTCAATCGTGGCCACTTCGTACTCCAAGTCATTGCCCGTGTAAGGGTCCACACCATTGTCACGGATGAACAAGCCTTCCTTCGTGGGCTTACCCTTGAATTTCTTCTCGGGGATTTTGGCATAGTTCTTCGTGATGACAACCGTGGGTACACGGATGTGCATATGAGTGGAATGAATGCTCAAGTCCCAAGGGCGAACCGGAAGTTTCATCCACTCTTCCCAATTGACTGGGTTCACATACTCGTGTTTGTCGAAGTTGGGTGTGCCGTCTTCGTTGGTCTCGTACACGATGTCCATAGCGACGATGACACCCGTCATCAAGTCACAGATGGACTTTGATACCAACTCCACACCGACAGGCTTCCACAGCTTGTTCAGTTTGAGCACTATTGCTTTGTGTGCGATGTCTCTCATAATGTTATGTCTAATCTACCATGTTTCCTTGACTTGTCAAGGCCAACTTTATAAAAAGTGACCTGACCGAGAGAGTCGCCTTCTATAAGTATGGACTACAAATCCAAGTAACTACCGATTTTCAGTTCTTTTCCATTCCAAACCCCATAGTGCATATTGCCATGAACGTCGAGGCAAATGTTGTGTGACAGGTCTGGGTTATCCAGAGAAGTCAAGTACGGCTTGAATAAGTCGTACGGACGATAAACAACCTTCCCGTCCTCGTTGAGGGGGTCGTGGTCTAAGATGCACCACTTGACGCCCTGTGCTTGCGGGGTATGCCCCACAATCTGATTGATGCCCCGGAGAGGGAAAAACTCCCGCTCGAAGTCGCACCATGTAATCCCACCAACTCGCTGCTGCCCCCAACGGGCACGTCCAGCGTTAAAGACCCAAGACCCTTTGCTGTTGGCTCCATCTTGGAAACCTTTACGAATCTCATGGTCAAGGTATCCCGTCAGTTCGGCAATGAACTTCGGGCGGTCCTTACGGAACTTCTTGATGTTGTCGGGCACGTTGAGTTTATGCAACCCACCGTGACTGAGCAGCCATCGGCCATCCAGAAAATGAAACCACTTCAACTTGTCCCACAGCTTCGGGTCAATGCTGTCATGGACAATGAAATACTTCCACTGTGCATATCCACTGCACTGAAACGTGCGATAAGGATATGCATAATGTACATCGTGATTTCCGAACAAGTGAATGCGATTTGGTTTGGCAACCGAGCCAGAAAGCCAGCAGCATGTCTCCCGAAACATTTCGGGTGTATCTGAAAAATCATCGAAGTAATCGCCCAAGAAGATTATCTCGTCCGCTCCCACCGAAGCAATTATCTTCTCAGCCCTTTCCCATTTGAGATGGATGTCGGGTATAATCAGTGTAATCTTGTTTGTATTGCTCATAGGTTTTCAATTTTCGTTCCAAATATACCACGGAATTGCCATAAAGTAAAGAGCAAAGTTTCATTGCTTTTTTGCCACTTGTTCTTGCTCGCCATATGTTATGGTCCTCAGAAAGTGTGAGGTTTAGGGACAATGATGATTTTACATAGTCAATGAACCCTTGTATCACCGATTTGCTTCCACACAATCCGACCTCCAAACTTTTGTATGGATATTGACTATTGACACATACATGCCCGTCTCCATCTACCACGCCACGCCAAAAATGTCGTTGAAGATGTTTTGGTATGGAGGGCGGAACTGCTGTCAAACTTTTCCTCTCGGTGATGTTATGCATTGATAAGTCCTCACACATTTTTTGACATCGTATTGCTAATCTTGCTGTGGGGAAAGGTCCGCCAAATCCCCCTGATATGACTATTTGGTATTTGTTATTCCCTCTGATGGATTTTATAAACTTATCCAAATGTGGTTTATCGGACTCTTTGAGTGCAATAATGATGTCTTTACCTCTGCTTATGCATCCATCTGCAAGAATGAACCCTAACCAGTACGCCTTTTCCTCGGTGTCTATTCGCTCAAAAAATCGCTCGTGGAATGTATAGCGTTTGCTGGTCTGTTGAGTGGTTCTGGTAGGCAATCCGTGGCGACGAACTATGTTGAGTACGGTAGCGAAATGTACTCCTGTTTGTTTGGATACTCCTATGGAGGATATGCCCTCCGTGTAGAGTTTGACAATTTGGTTTTCTACCTCTGCGGGGGTCTGATTGTATGTTCTCATTGATAATAAATATCAATGAGTCCCCGAAATCATCAACATATCTGCCTAAATAAATTAGGATGATGCAAACTGATTTCTCCATTTTAGTTTTCCTCTTTCGGATTGTTTCTTTCGGTTCTCGTCTTTGGACCAGTACATTTGGCTCTGCATTTGAAACCAATCGTTGTTGGCTCTCCCCCGTGCAGAGTTGGTTTTTATCATATTGCAAATGTGGGAGTTTCCGAGTGATAATGCTTTTGAAGTAGAGTGATATGTTTGATTGCACAGGAAACAATGACATTCCCATATTCTTCCATACCACTTTTTAGAACATTTACCAGTCCACCGAAGGACTTCCCGCTTCTCATTCTTGTCGCCTGTCCAATCATGGGTTCTGGTACATGTCATGGAGCAAGAAGTTGTACTTCCAGCAAGAATATACTCTAATTTCTTTATACATTTAGACCCGCAGATGAGGCAAGTGCAATTATAGAATGACTTCCTTCTTTTATTTGTATAGGCATACGAGTCAATGCGAAGGTTGTTAATGCTTCGACCTATCATTTTACGATGGCGAATGTCAGCATACATTTTTTTGCGACATCCACAACTTCTGGTATTACCAGATGTAAGACCTGTTCCACCACAGCGGAATATTTTGAACGTGCCATCGTCGTGGTCACAGCGGCATTCGTATTGATATTGATGATGTTTGTTTATTCCCATCTGTTTGATTACAGTAATGACATTGGTCGCATCTTCAAACCGATAAACCTTTCCAGTAATATCAACAATGTGGGAAGCACCTGTGGCTTTATGACTACATTTTAGGCATTGAGTGACGTGACCACTGGCAATGTTATGTCCATTACCAATGAATTTCTTCTTACACTTCTTACAGAGAACTAAAAACTTTCTACGTTCATATTTGTTTGATTTTATTTCTCGGAGTATTTCAATATGTTCAAAGGAGTGACCAATAAGATTGTTAATTCCAATACTTTTCATATCAATAATCAAGCACCGACAGAGTGGGGTCAATGGAAGCCAATGGCATTGGATAGAATGTCTCTCCCGATTCATTTCCAACCACTAATTCCCGATGAATGCGAACCACATGCACTTGGGTTACATTGTCAGAATATAGATTTACAAGTGCGAATGCGTGTTTCCAAGCATTCTTTGCTCCACCATTGCTATTATACTCGGCTTTGAGTTTGGTTAGGCACCCAATACAGTAAGCGGCACGGTCTTCCCAATAATTTCCATCGTATGTCTCCGCAAGGACTTTGTGCTGGTGTCCATAGATAACATTATCAAAGTCCTTATACATCCGTTTGACTGAGGCATTGTTGAATCCATGCATCACAATCAATCCTCGTTCCTCTTTGGGTGCTTGAATAATATACATTGAATCGGTCTCTCCACCCCAGTACGGAATGTATTGTATGTTCAACTCCTTCCACAATGACCATTTATGGAAGGCGAGATTTTGCGGGTTGTAGTCGGGGTCATCAGCAAATTGCTCGAAGATGGGATTAGAGAAGAAGGTACGGGACCATTGGTCATGGTTTCCTTCAAGCTGGACTTTGATTGCCTCGGGGTATTTTTTAGCAAGGTAATTCCAAAACGCATACGCCATTTTCTTTTGGGCATACCACGATGCCTTGTACCATTTACCATCATTACTTTTGACATTTCCTTCTCGACCTATGGCTTTTGTCCAATGGGAGATGCAGTCCATTTCCATGAGGTCTCCGATATGGATGATGCCATCAAGTTTGATGTTCTTGGTGTATTGAAGCATCAAGGAGATAGCTGCGGGGTGATGACAGAATTGAGGATTGAGATAACTTCCGTCATTACTGGGGGATTGAAAATGCGTATCAGGAATGATAAGCCACGTTTGGAGTTTTGTTACTTTTTTCATAATCTACTATTATTGTTTGCCTCGGAGCGTCTCCAAGGACTTTGTTTATGATGGCACTATTTACCATTTTAGTCATACTACCATTATATCAAACCTACAACAGAAGTCAATCCCCTTTTTCACCGAACTTATGAAAGTATCTCAACGGTCTCCACAAATGGTTATTAACCCAGAACCCCCATTTTCTGTATTGACGTGAGCATAGCAATAACGTCCAAGCACCTTCGGGCGGGATTTCAAGCCGATGCTGTTTGTCGCCTTTGGCATACCAAATGGATGGGGCTTTGATATGCCTACTGCCATTCGGGGTATGATTTGTATAACTACCCTTAAAGAGAAAGGATAGAAAGTCGCATCCGTGGTCATGAAAGTGGGGACCAACGTCAGAACTAATCCAGTGATGAATCCGAATTGAGTAACCAAAGAATAAGAATGTCCAACGGGTCAAGTAATGAGTTGACCCTTGATACATCTTTTCAGCCCAGCGAATCTGGAAGGGGCGAAATTTTCGGTATTCTTTCATATTGTGTCGGTTATTGCTGACATTACCTATTGTCTGTTATTTCTGACGTTTCTCTCTACTGTCTGATATGTATGACATATGATTATTGAGAAAGAAATTGGAACTGGTACAGATTGTATCTATGTTTATTACAATCCGAATGACAAAAAACTTGCGTTGATGGAAAGCAAAGACCGATGGGAATGCAAGATAGGATTTTCTTCCACTGACCCAGTAAAGCGGATACAGAGTCAGGGGTATCAAACATCTATGGCAAGAGAGCCAGTCATTGGTCTGGTAATACGGACTACGAATGGTTACTATACTGAATCCTTCATTCATAAGCGTCTTTACAGTTATAGAGTCCCCTCAAAAGTAGGCGGTGACGAGTGGTTTCTCACGTCTCCCGCCGAAGTTGAATCAATTTTTGTTAATGACATTTTGCCAAATAAAAGTGGAGATACTTACTGCGAATATGAAATCTCAGATACCAATGACTTTGCTTCGGTGTTAAACTTGCATAGGAAAAAAGTAAATATGACAAATGAAAACCTTTGCAACAAAGTCAAGGTTAGTCGGGATACGCTATGGAGACTTTTCCACGGACAGAAAACTGTGTGCCTTTCAACTGTATTCAAGGTGTTAAATGAATTGGATTTAGACATTACGTTAAAATCAAAACTTCCTGCTGACAAAATAAAGATTCATACATCGGCTCGTAAGGCACGTTAGCACTCATATATGAATCGTTAAATTGGTCAGCGCAACGGGACTTGAACCACGTAAACCTCCACTATGTATTAGACAGTGGCGCTCTGCCAATTGAGCTATGCGCTGGTTGGTCAACGAGGTAGGAATCGAACCTACGGCCCCGTGCATGTGTAGCACCACAGAATTCACTGTGCGGATTATTAGTCCGGCGCTCTTCCACTGAGCTACTCGTTGATTGGCGGGGCACCGAGGACTCGAACCTCGAACCTTCATTGCATTGCTGCAATGCTGCTCTATCCCATTGAGCTAATGCCCCAAATTTCATATCGTTATGCCAGTATCAATTCCTCTGCGTGAGCGGCGAGATACTGCCGTTGGGCCTCTTGCTTGGCACCCCTTAACTCTTCAATCATCTCCGTGGCCCGTGCCCGCATCTTAAGCAAGTTGTACTGCATCCCACCAGCGTAGCCCTTGGCTCTCTGGGTCTCCTTGATGTCGGCCTTCGTCTCACGAATCTGCTGGCTGAGTGCTTTGTAAGTAGCCTTCCAGTTGGAACGATAAGCTAAATACGTTTCTTTGCTATTGAATGTGTATGTTGTCATATGTTTTCGTTTCTTTTTTGTTATTTTTTCGTTTCTTTTACCTTCCCGATGATATTTATTTCATATGGGAAGAAAATCATTAAATAGGACACCCGATGAACAACGAACAACCATCAACGAGCGTAGAATGCGATATTACTGGAAACACCGCAAACAGGAGCGAGCCAATGCTCTCAAGCGATATTATAGAAAAAAAGACGTGTGCCAAATGTAAATTGGATTTGCCGTTGGAAATGTTTAGCATACGCAATAGAAATAATAGTACGTTGAATTGTTATTGTAAGTTATGCCAACCTGTGATTGCTCATAATTGGCGGATAAATAATTTGGGTAAAGTGAAGTGTCGGGAGAAATTATATCGCCGAGATAATAAGGATAAAATCCAACGGCAGCAGAAAGAATATATGACACGGTGGATTGCCAGATTAAACTCTCGATTCGGCAGATGGAAAAAGAGTGCCCATCGGCGAGGAATTTCATTTGATTTAACTTTGGTGCAATTGGAAACAATGCCATTGTTATGTCATTATACTGGAAATGTATTGACGTTGGAAAGTAACAGACGGAATACAGTTTCGTTGGATAGATTGGATTCTTCGCAGGGGTACACCATAACCAATGTAGTTTATTGCTGTTCGTTTGTAAATCTAATGAAGCATGAATTATCATATAGTGATTTTGTTAATTCTTGTAAAGCAATTGTCGGTCATTATGAAAAATGTCATAAGAGTTGAAAGTGTTTTGTTATATGTTTTATATCATTTTTCATAGCAGGGCCAAGGCCCAAAGCTGTAATGGTGGGTTCGCCACCGAAAAAGTTAGGACAACCTGAATCGGTCACTAAGTACGTGGAGATGCCCGCAGCCTCGGCTTCTTCTTTAGCACGAAGAAGGTGATGGAGGTTTTTGGCTTCGAGGCAAACTTTGGTGCCGGGGTGAGTGGGATACTCGGCGTGATACTCCTTTTGAAGGTCGGAGTTAGCATTAAGAAATGCACCGAGATAAGCATGGCCAGCTTGAGAGGCAATCTTGCCTGTGTCCATGCCAAGGTCCATACGCACGATGGAGTACAAACGGAGAGTGGAGTCGGAAACCTATGTGAAAGTATTATTCATTTGGGTGCTTCTCTTTCCAATGAAGTTTGTTGTGACAATTGGAACACATCACGTCACACTTGTTTATCTCTTTAAGAAGACGGGGTATGCTCCATCCACGCAGAACGGCAAGCGAGACCTCTATGTCTTTTTGAGATGGGTCTCTATGATGGAATAGCAAACAAGAAATGTGAGATTCTCCGCAGGGGCAAACGAGTTTGGATTTATAATCCGACATCCACTGTTTAATCTGAATAAGGCGTTTTGCCTTATTCTGTAAGTTGATGGCAATGAGGCGAGTGCGATTTTTCAAGTAAAATCGGCGAGCACATTGTTTGGATTTTTTAAGACCTTCGGGAGTAGATTTATTGTACGGCATATACAATAAATAGGGAGGAAGGGACATAAACCACGAAGATAGTTTAATATCCCGAGATTGGCGCTCCATATCGGATTCGAACCGATACAGACAATGGGTTAGAGCCATCCGCTCTGGCCGTTGAGCTAATGGAGCGTGGAATGAAACCTATGTCGGACTGTTGCCATTCATAAATGTATTATTCATTATGCCTATAACTATAACACAGGTTAGGGAAATGTCAAATACTTTCGCAAAAAATCTTTGCCTACTTGGCAAAGGGGTTGATAATGAGGGACTTGGCCTTCTTTTCCCAGCCTGCGTTATTCATCTCTTCCTCGGAAATGAGGTTGATGTTCTCGTGCAGAGTCATAAGCATCACGGTGACGCCCTTCTCCCGCAGTTTGGCTGCGTATGGGGCGAGAAGTTTGGAGAAGACGGGTGCCACTGCCATCTTTTGAATTGGGTTCTCCACGTCAATGTTGATGACGAGAATCGAGTTGGGCTTGATGTCATCAATGTTGATGGTTGTCACCCTATCGGCGGGCAATTGCAACTCGCTCGGGGGTTCGGCGGTTGTGATAAGTGCGGGGTTAAGGGGCGGTTGTTGTTCTTGGGGTTGGGTCATTGGATTTGTCTTTCAGTTCAGGACACGAGCCGCTGGTATGGTTTGTCCACAGACCACACAAGGCACACCATTTATTGTGCCAGTTAATGTCCCCGAAGTTATCATTCCACTTCTTGGGGTTGTACCCCAGTGTAGGTCTCATACCCTTACCGGGGTTACGGAATTCTTTCTTAGCCATAGGTGCGTCTCCATCGGGCATCATACAGCTTGGCGAGTACATCTCGGTGCCACGACATGCGACGAACGAGAGACTTCATCTTTCGATGCATACCCCATGCGGCAAAGAAGCCATGAACTTCTTCTTTGGCGAGGGCAGTAAGCTGGGCGCTCATGCGGAGATACTCGCCCTCAACTTCGAGGATACGAGCATCAATTCCGCTGCAACACCGCTTTTCCTCAGCGAGGATAGCTTTCATGTAATCATTACCCGCCAGAAACGGCAGGTTAGCTACGTTGAAATGTGGGGCATTCATATTTTGTGTACGAAAACCACTTCATCGAACTCGGGAACTTCGGGACGCTGATAGCGAGCCAGCATATCATCAATGACCTTTTCGGGCACATTGCGGCCACCCTCAGACCCACGCTTGGCGTTACGGCCCACGAGGACAGACTTCTCACACTCAAAGACTTCGGCAATCACCTTGGCCCCTCGGCCTCGGGCGATGTTGATAAAGTCCTTGCGGGCTTTACGATACATATTGGTCGCATCGAAGATTACGCATTTTCCTTCGCCCAAAGCCTTCTTCATTTGGTCCTTGGCGAGGCAGAAAGCGGGGTACGATACCGTTTGGTCGTGGGAACCCTTTCCAAGAATACGGCGGTTATCGTCGGGGCAAACCCGTACAATGCGAGGGTCGCCCTCAGTGAGGACTTTGCCAAATGTGGTCTTTCCGCTGCCCGGAGCACCCACCAGTATCCAAACCACTAGCTGTTCTGTTTTCATCGTGGTCAATATAACCCACTACTTCGATTCTGTCAACATTTTTCGGGCGCTCTCCAAGATGGAGAAGATATTTTGTCTCCCAATCGGGTTCAGGGTATGGATGTAGTACAGGGGAACAGGCACCTTGCGTTCTACGCATAGGTGAGCCAGCCATCGGGCACAATCCATGCCCGTCTTCTCTCGGAGAAGTTCATAACGAATGGTGCCGAACGACTCTGAATTTTCATCGTGAGCCGCCGAGTACTCGGCATAATGCTCGTCTGCCAAGTCGTGGTCAAACGAGACTGTAGTGGGAATACCTTTCTCCGTTATGGTCTCGGTGAATTCAGCATATGATTTTACTACCACCCAAGCATACGGAGGGAGGTCGAGCCACTTGACATCGCTCGGTTTACGGTTGTCATCTAGGAATAAGTGATATGACATGTTATTTCTTTTTCTTCTTCTCTTCGTCAAACAAAGGATTGAAGATGTTGCCAACTATGAGCATTTCACGGTGATACCCAATATCAATATTCATCTTGCAGTCAGGCATCTTTAATTCAAACTTTCCATTTGAAAAGACAACGGTGTAACCATATTCTCGGTGCCCATCTTTATCAAACACTAAGACATCTCCCTCGTAGATTTCTTTTCCTGATTTATCCGCCGTACCTGTATATTGATGAATAATATAGTCCTTCTGATTGGACTCGGCGTAAGCACCCATATTATCATTGTGCATTACTTTACCATCCACCGACAGGCAAACCCACGGATGATACTCATATCCTTCTTGGGCAATTCTCAGAAAAGAATTAGAACGTTTAGACCAAATACGAAATTTGAGTTCTCTATTCATGTTACTTTTTCTTACGCTCAATGTCGAACATAGGATTGAGGACTTTTCCTGACCAGACTTTCTTGAGTACTCCGCTCGTAAATCCTTCTTGCGGACGAACAACTACGCCCTCGGCGGGGAAGCCATTTGGATACTTTTGCTCGCTGGCGAATTTCACCAACTCTTCAATGTTGAACCCAAACGCTGTACCCTCACCAATGGTAGTAACCATTGTGAGACAGTGGTCTTTGCAGAATTGAGTAAGCTTCTCGTAGTTCAAGTAGCCCCGAGTTTTGATGTCGAAGAGATTGAAAACGTGTAGTTCCAACTCCGTTAGGCCAAGATGATTGTCTTGGATGCCGGGACCGCAGACCTCGCCTTGAATGGCCATAGCTTGGTTAGGGAATGCTGCCTTAATGACGTTCGCAAGGTCATATTTGCGAGCCATACGCCAGAATCCATTACCCTCGCTTTCTTTCAGGTGAATGCGTCGGCTGCAAACACCAAACTCGTCTGCATTGACGAAGAAGGTGCCAGAGCAGCCATCATCTTTACGAGTGATGTAGTACGGGCGTCCCCACAATTCCTCAAGGGCAGTAGGATAAGTACGCAGATTGTCCTCGTCGGTCATGATAAGGAACCCGGGGAGCATACCGACAGCTTGACCAGCCAACTCGGCCGGGATAGGTTTTTCGTAATGGATAACGCTAAGTTTATCGGTGACATCTTCACCTTCATTTACCAAGTAGAAATATGGACCATCTGGCAACAAATCAGTGCAAGGTTTTCGTGAAACTTTATCGCCGAGAATGCTCAGAGGAAAGCAGATTCCCGCACTTTCCTCTCCCCTCAACCGAATTGGTTTAATCCTAAAGTGTTTGTTTCGCAGAAATTCAAACTCAGGAGTTTCAGGAACTACCGAATCTATGCAGATATAAACACATAAATCCCCCGCCTTGAATTCTCCTTTTTTGACGACGACGTTCCACCCCAATACCTTTGCGATTTCAAGTGCGTCCGCATTATTATGCGGAAGAATTTCTCGTATTTTTTGTACTGTTGCTTCTTTCATAATTTACAGCCCAATCTATGTTGTTCGGAGGAACTATAACCTAACCATGTCATTTTGTCAAGTCCAAGATTCCGCAGTTTTTTGTATATGCCGTGATTGAATCCCAATTTTTCTTTTTTGTAATTGCCAAATGCCATTCCAGTAAATTCTTTGAATTTATTTATTATTGTTGGGCACGAGACACCATATTCCTCAGAAATATCTCGGATGGTTAGAAGTGGAAACTCATGAATTTTTTTTATGATTTCTTCTACTGGAATTTCTCGGAAACTTGGATTTTCCTTTCCTGTCCACCGAATTTTATGCATTTCTTTGAGTTTATTGGAAATTGATGGCGTCATTACTTCTTCATATTTTTTCCCCCGCCGTGCTACAGATAATTTTTTCTTGGTGATGGATGTATGATGTTGTCCGAAGAAATGATGAAGTTCTCCGAACTTGCCTTCGGTAGGATTTGGTGGGGGTGGATGAGTCTGAAAATATTTTTTCAGAGTTTCGCTTATGCGTCGTTTGTATTCCTCCGACCGAATTCCATTTTCTCCCCCCTCGGTGAGGTTGTATCCGACTGACTGGTCCATAGAGTTGTAATACTTAATCCAATGCTTTTCTCGCTCTCCACTTTCGGATACATTGCATATTTCTACAGTTTCTATCGTAAAGTTTTTCTCTCCGTATTTGTTGATAGCAGCGTATAAGTGGCGTCGGTCATGCCATTTTGCTTCGTTGAGATGTTTCCGCCATCGTTTTGCGATGGTTGAGCTTGTCTTACCAATATAAATTTTGCCGTTTGTTTGGTTGGTTATTTTGTAGATTAACATAATACCCTCGTAGATAAATAGTGTTGATTCGCAAGAAACGTCAATATTCCTCTTTATAATAAGTTGACCCTTTTCGCATGGTCTGTTATGCTGTGCGAACGATGGGAGACATAGCGGATGACATAATCGGATGGATGGAGGATGCCCTCGATGATTGCAACGGGTTGTATGATGACTTGTGGGCAGATGAATTTTATCCGAAGAGGGTGAAGAAAATACCTACATGTAGGTATTGTGGAAAGTCTCCGCTCCGCTGGCGGCAGATAAACGATAAATGGGTGCTCCACGAAATGGATGGCCATTACCATGATTGTCCTCAGCATCCATTGCCGCTCAACGTATTGAAGGACATATTGGCTCAACAGAAAAAGAAACATATGAGTGAATGGGACGATTTCAGAGACACGGTACAAGCACCTTTAGCATACGATGCAGCTAAGGGCAAGGCCGTGATACAACAACTACTACCAATTCCTTCGTGGGACGAACAGTTTATGCATGATGTCTATTGGTGGGCACGTCGGTCCAAAGACCCGAGGACAAAGATTGGTGCTTTGCTGGTGGATTGGGATAGCAAAGTTCCATTTGCTCACTCCTACAATAGTTTCGCCCGTAAGGTTGAAGACCTCGACCCCAAGCGATGGGAGAGACCTGAGAAGTATGAATGGGTAGTTCATGCCGAAGAGAATACTGTGCTTAACTGTGGTCGGCGAGGTTATTGTTCCAAGGGGGCAGTAATGTACACTCAAGGCGTGCCTTGTACCCGCTGTGCTGACGCTTGCGTGCAAGGCGGCATTGTAGAGGTTGTAGTCCATAAGCAATGGCAGGAATACGAGAAGAAGTTTGCTTGGGACAAATGGATTGATTCGGCAAAGCGCACCGAACAAAAGTTCAAAGAAGTCGGCATTAAGATAAGAGTTTTCGATGGCGTTCTTGGAATGCAAGGAGTCCTCGACGGTAAAGTAATCAGTATATGAGAATGAAAATATCAAAGTCCAAGCCTCTTTCACGGAAAAGACTGTTATCTCTAATAGATAATGAATTGCACGAATTAAGAGCCGTGGCTGAATCGTTATCCGAGAAAATTGGAGATGGGGAGAGAAGGTTTGTATTCAAAACTATGGTCCCAACATCAACTGATGGTTCTGTAATAGCAAATATTCGTAACAATCTATCACACATTAGATGTTGTATCAATTCTATTGCGTGTGGGACAGATAATAGACGGATTCTCGACAGTCCACCAGCAATAACGGGGACGAAGACCCGCCAGTAAATAATATGGGTTAACCCCCGTTTTCTTTCGGAAATCAAACTGCGTGCCCGTGAAATACTCATTGGTATGGCAATTGAAAAATTTGTGAATGGTGGGAGTTCTTTGAGCTATGCTTTGTCTCTCTCGTTGTTCTGTGGTAAACACTTGTCTTTTGCGTGCCTCTTTGATTTTCTGTATGGTGTCTCGGCGGTGGTGTTTACCGAACATTACGTTTCGTGACCCTTTGTGAGACCCCGACATTTTTTCTTTGGTTTCATTGGTGTGTAATCTTCCCCGCATAGGGGCAACAGCATCGTAAGATATGTTATAGGAAGAATTTGGGCAGGATTTACATATGTCTAAATAAGACTGCTCTATAGTTAGAAGGCGTGCGGGTTCCGCTACCTCTACAATTATAAATTGAAATGCATCTTCTCCATACTTATTCCACGCATTTTGTAGATGTGAGTTCTCATGGCGGTTTCCATCCAGTCTATTGTAGTGGATTTGCCATCGGCGGTATAATTGGTCCGAACTGCCCACATAATACTTCCCGTTTACCGTGTTGACTATTTTGTATATGCCGCTTGTTTCGCCAGTATCTTGCCCGTGCTTTTTTCCGCTCTCGGGGAGCGTGCTTCCAGTAAGACCGCATTCGGTATTTTCGGTTGAGTTCATTCCATTCTTCCTTGGTTCTATCCAGTTTTTTTCTTCCCATAATATTTATCCTTACAAAAGACCTTACAAGAATAAATAGCAATTCACGAGTCAAAACGCTTGACATTTTACAGGAATATGGTAAAATGTTGTCTCAAACTGAAATACAAACTATATGTCAAAAATAACCATCGAACAGGTAGAAGCAACGTTGTTAGAACGCAAGATAGACCCTCCAAAGGTAGCCGAAATAATCAAGGATTTGGAGCAAGCCCTCGAAGAAGAGAAGGCTGACCGAGAAGCCAACAAGGTTCCGAAGGCGAAGT